TTATTTTTCCATTCCCTTTCTGCAATGTTCACACAAGAATTTCTTGGCAACAGGAAACATCTTCTGACCGACATATCCGCTGAGATATTGTGCTTCCTCTCCATAAGGGTCAATTCCGAAAGCCTTGGAGATATGCCGGCATAAATGACCTTTTTCGTGGTCCCACGAATTTTGAAACTGTTCGGGGGTAGAAGTCAAAGAGAGCACCATTACCGTCTCTCTTCTCCTGTAGTCCGAATAGGTAAGTCCGGTATTCATCCTGCCTTCCGTCAGGTTGCGATACGCACGTTTGAGGGAATCCCCCCTGCATCCTATACGGTACAGGTCGGTAATGATTTCCTTAGCCCAATAAGTGTGTACCGCATAATACACCTTGACGTGCCAATCCCCATATTTCGGTATGTAGAACTCCTGAACAATCATATAACATCAGACCAAATTACAGGAACTCCTTTACCGATGCAGGTGGCAAAGAATTCATCAAACGCCCTGCAAGGGTCCCCATCAATATCATCAAGGTAGCACTTTATGTGTTTGCACAAATGTGCTTCGTCAACCAATGATTTTTTGAAAAAATCTGCTTTCAACATATTTGCAACATAGGCAACGTCATATCCTTTGTCGTGTTCGATGGTAATTCCGTTTGCTTTGAGCATATCGTCCACCTCATCTTTACTCCAAGGGTCAAGTTTCTTTTCCTTGCCTGTTGCCTCGTCTTTCACTTTCATTTTTGAAACAGCCCATTCGTAAAGTTTTTTACTGAAATGGAATCCGTATGATTCCAGGTATTCTTGCATTCCTGATGGGAATTTGCTATATGTATCTAATCTTTGTTCCATAGCCTTAATTTAAAAAGAGGGGCGTTTCACCCCTCCTGTTATTAATAGAATTCACCGTTAGAGCGTCTGCGTCTGCGTTCGCCCATTTCATCCATACGCGGATATTCAGGAAAGTATCCGGGGTATCTGCGTTCATCCATGCCGGATGAGCTTCCACCACCTGAATAACTTCTCCCACCATCACGGAAACCCATCTCTCCGCGCATCTCTCTCATGGCTTTTTCGTAACCTTTGCGGAAGCCTTCCTTGTAGGCTTCCTCCACTTCGTCACCTCTCATACCGAAGCCGCGTCCGTAATCGTCACGCCCTTCTTCTAATATTTCCCACATTCCCATAATCATTTCTTGTTTTTAGATGCTTCAACCACTCCGAGCTGTTCCATTAACTTCTGATTCTGTGCAATGAGGTCAGCCATATTTTTGCTCATTTCCTGCATGTTCTTATCCATATTGGACATTTGCCCTTTCAATGCGGATATTTCCTGCTCCTGCTGTTGCTTGGCTGCAAATTCAGGGTTCAGCATGGCAAGCATTTGGTCACATACCCTAAGAAAGTTCTGATGATATTCCACACTTTTTAGGACATCCTCACTTTTCTGCTTCATGGTAAGGACCTCAGTATTCATTTCGTCTCTTGACCCTGTAATCAGCATCCCTGTCTTAATATCATCGGCAATATTGGCATTAGCCGGTATCTCTTGCAAATTGACATTCTGTCCGTTTATATTCACGACAAAATCAATAACCTGTACCGGCTGTGGATAAGGCATGTTGGGAACAGTCTTATATATGGTTTTTATGGGGCTTACATTAACGACCTGCCCACATTCCAAACTTGGATTTGCACCTCTATGAAGAAGATATAATGTACTGTTTACTCGTAAGTTCTGAAACATGATTGTTTGATTTTAAAGGAGTGTGGCTATTCCCATTTTGGAAATCACCACAAAACTCCATGTTAATTATTACTTGCTCCTTAAAGAAGCTGTTTCTGCTGTAGGAGCCGGAGCCGCTGTCGGTCTGTATCCACCATTAACAAGATACAATTCGTTGGTGTACTTGTTATAGTGAATTTCATAGATGCCTGTTCCGGCTAAGTTTTCAACAGTCACAGGCTCATTGTTATAAGCCATCAACGGTCTTGTGTCCCCATTAGTCCCTATCAGTATCGGAAGAGTTGCAGTCGTGCCGGCAGGTATAGCCTGACGGAGGCTGATATAGAACCCTCCAACATAATCCCTGTTACGGAATGCGTGGTTAGGAAGTTCCAAAGTAACATTCTCCGTGCCGACGGTCACAGCCACCGTAGGAAGAGTGTTGAAATTTGTTCTTCCGATTGATGGGAATAGGGATGGGAATCCTGTAAAAAAGTTAGGCCACATATCTACCTCCTTTCTTACCGGATTAACCCCAGTAGTTGTTGAAACCACATCCACTACGTCCGTATACAGCGTCACCCATATATGCACCGTAGGCGGCTGCGCGGAAACAATCTGTATTAATAGCGGTTAAATTGGGGTATTGAACACTCACAGTATTGGGGAGCTTGCATTTGATTCCATCAACGTCTCCTTGTAATGCCTGCAATCCGGCTGCTAAAGGAGCAATCTGTTGTCCTACTGCACTCAGGATAGTGGCGTTCTGATTACGTTGGGATATTTCGGCTGTTAAAGTAGCCTTTTCCGCAGTAAGAGATGCAATCTTGTCCTGCAATGCCTGATTTTGAATTGCATCAAGTTTGGCAAGGATAGCATTCGTATTTGCAGTAGCCCCGTCACGCAATGACAATGTGTTTTGGTTAGCAGTGTTGATTAATGCGTTAGTTTGGTTGCACATTGCAAGCTGGCTCTCGTATCCTTGTGTGGTTACAAGCTGTTTCATATCGCAGCAACAGCTACAAATCTGAGATGTCAGAGCGTTGTTACCTTGCATAATCGCAGTCAGGATACTGTTGGTGTTCTGACCCATTTGACTACCGAGACCGCAGATTGCCTGTGATACAGAGTTAATACCGGCAAGGATTTGGTCTGAAGAGGTGTTCACTGCTTGGGCTAATGATGCAATGTCTACACCGTTTCGGTTAAGTGTCTGCATGATCATTTCTCTTCCTTCATCGGCACCCTTATTGTTGTTGCCACCGAATCCAAAGTTTCCGTTACCGAAGATGGCTGCAATCACAATCAATGCGATGATGTCCTGAAAACCGCCATTGTTACCAAAGAAACCACCATTGCCGTTACCGTTGCCAAGTAACCCCATCAGATAGCCTGTGTCAATGCCACGGTTTTGCAAGGACGGAAGAATAGACGCAAGCAGACCATTGTTTGCGCCGGTTCCACCGGAAGGTTCTCCAAAAATATATGTTCGATCCATACTAAAAAAAATATTATGTTCCGACCAATATTAGTCGTACTGCAAAAATATAAATATGGAACGTGTAATAGAAAAATACTTTTCACGAATAAAAGAAGAAATCTTCTTATTATGAAGAAGTTTCATTCTGCGTAGAATAAGCATATCTCCAAATATAATTACCCGCAGTTTTTTGTTTCCCTTTGCAGTTTCGCTGTATAGTAGTTGAGGATATATTAAAAGTTTTTGCAGCTTCTGATATGCTTGAAAATTCTCTTATTAAATTCAAATTCAAATCATACTGCCTAACTGGTTTTGACAGTCTGTCAATATATTTACCTTTAAATCTTTGAATTTTATCTAATGTAGCACGTTTATGATTTATAAGAGTTAATCCATTGTTATGATTCTGTTTACTTGTACACCAACGTAAGTTTTCGACTCTATTATCACTTTTTATTGTATTTATATGATCTACTTGTAAATAGCCATTAGGATTTTCAAGAAAAGATAAAGCCACAAGGCGATGAATTTTAAAATTTTTCATTTTTAAGCCTTTATGCAAGCTAACTACTAAATACCCATCACTAAGTGGGCTTGGAGTTAATATACATTCTTTTACTTTGCGATAATATATTTTACCTTTTTTATTGTTGGCAACTATTCTTTCTAAAGATTTGATTCTACCTAGATTACTAACTTGGTATATTCCTTCATAGTCTTCGATGTCTTTCCAAATTTCCTTCATACAATATCATTTTGAATATTACAAATATAGTATTTAATCATGACATATCAAAACGATAATGTAATTTATCATATTATCAAGTATGCAAATATTTGGCATTAATTATGAATCTAATATATAACTTTTATGTCAATTTTTTGAGTATGATTTATAATATAAGAAATGCTTCTTGTGCTTAATCCAATACGCTTCTGTATTTGAGTATAAAGATATTCTTTTGAAACATAACGCCCAGCTTCTCCAAGTTTATCAAGTTCTTCTTGATAAATATCGTGTACTAAATTATCACGTAATATGGAGGAAGTTCTTCGGGTGTTTCCTACTTTATGCATAAGTATTTGTATTTTGTATCCCGGTCAAAATTGACCGTATGCAAAAGTACATATGTTGTAACTTATGTAAAATCAGTTGTTTCCCAATGATTTCTTTATATTATCCCAATATATTCTCAACATTTTCCCACTTTCCATCCTCTCATAGAAATTTGATATCATGTAGTTGACAGCACGTTTGGTTTTGTGGATATGAACGGCTATTTGTGAAGGGTACATGCCGCTTTCAGACAGGAGAGACACAAGAAGATACCGGGCATCCACTGTTTCCATGTTTTTATCAGAGGATAATATTTGGTCTACAGGCACTTCGGTTTCTTTTGAAACAATATTAATTATCTTGGCAAAGATTTCTGATTTGCACATAGTTTTTTCTAATTTTTATGCTTATCTTTGCCTCGCCACATAAAACATGAGATTTTGATGAACAAAGCATAAGATATTTATGTTGAAGATATTAGCCCCCAACATCAGGTATCTTATGCTTTATCATGTTTTTATGTGGCAATATTAATATGATGTATGTTGGGGGCTTTTTTTTTAATTCTTAGCCCCCGAAAGAACTGCTTTTGTTATTTTGAGTAATCGCTACGCTTCTACTCGTAGCGTTGTGAGGATAATCCTCGGTATAGTTTCTATTTCATTTTGAACCTCCTTTCTTTAAAAATTGATGATGGCATAATATAGACGTCGTTAATTTACTCAATAGATTATGCCTCTTCAAAGTCAAAATCAATTTCAAATTGTTGGTATTGTTTTGGATAAGCCTTGTCCATATTTCGCATAAATACCGCCCATTTGAAGTTAGATATTGTGGCAATGGCATGGATAGCTTCGAGATGTTGTCTCAATTTGGGCAATCCAACCTCTTGCGTAAGAAATTGGTGATGTTTGTAACTCCTGTTGCCATTGTCTTTTTTCGGATTGCGCTTCTTCAATTCTGCAAGAACCAAAGGGGCTATTCTCTCATATACAATATCGTTAATCCATGTACCGACAACCCCAGGACGCTTATTTGTCTTATCCCAATTCCAATTGTGCATTTTATATAAATCCTCAAAAAATATATCACCGAAAACCTTTACCCATTTTGCGGCTTCTTCCGACATGAATGTGTTTAAGAACTTCTGCAATGTGTTTTCGGCTTGTTCCTTCACCTTATTATAACCGGTAGCTTCATCGACAAGAGCAATTATTCCGACCTTCGCAACTGAACGGATAATTATATTAGCATTGGCTACAATATCAGCATTTATATTAAACCTCTGGGTTTCATTTGCATCAATAATCGCTGAGCAAAGGTCTATCAGAAGAGTTGCTTCATATCCGTAGAAGTCTGATTTTAAGTTCTTTATGTTTTCAACCGTAAATACTATCGGATTATTAAACTGCTCCAATATTCTGGGTTTAAGTCCGAATGCTATCGGTTCGCTATTCACAAACTTAGAAAACCACTGTCCAGATGTCTTTTTATCCCCTGCACCTAACACTCCTTGGATTCCTCTACCTGAAAATACACGCGTGCCATCCTCAAGGACGTAACATGGTAATTCCAGGTTTCCCAAAACGAGAGGTGTTTTGTCTGAGCCATATTTAGCGACTAATACTCTATCATCAATGAGGTCGCATTTTTTTACACCAATAGCTTCTGCTACCTTGGTTATAGTTTCCATGCTTGCAGAACCGTTAATAGCCTTACTTAACCCTACTTCCGACATTCCGATTTTAGATGCAAGCTCTTTTTGTGTGATACCTTGCTCTTTCAATACTTCTTTAATCCTATTTCTCATGTTCAAGCGGTTTAATTATCTACGCAAATATACATATATTAGTTTAATTACAATATAAATACCAATATAATTAAACTAAAAGTTGCCGATTTTATCACAATCCATAGAATTTTTATCGTCCATATTATACATTTTACCAAATTCTATAACTTAATCCAACCACGACAGCCGGTGATAGCCCATCCTTGCCAAATCCATAGCCGGCAGTGATTGACATACCCCATCTACGAGGTTTTACTTTCATCACATGATGGATATCATTAGTAACCGTAACAGTCTTAGGATATACCTTCAAACTGTCCAAGTTCGGGTTATAACCACTGACATAAGCCGTATAGTTACTGTCCCGGTATATCTTCTGCTCGACAGGAAGCACCGTATCACCTACATGGATAGTATCGCCCGTGTGCCAGCAAATCAAAGGAGTAGGAAGGTAGTAGGGAACCGTATCCCTTCTTATCACAAGGCTTGAACTGAATACCGTATCCGTTCTTGCCTCTATAACTGCTTCGGGGGATGGCTTTGCGAACCATCCTAAACCGAAAGCGAGTACAATCAGTAATATGTAAGGAAGCCATTTCATTTCAATTTGGTTTTTAGCTTGCAACATTAACATACAACCCTACCAAGCTGCTTAAGTCATGGGTCAAAGCCTGACCGCTGTCCCTTGTGCAGATATACAATACGTCATTCTGAGTATAGTACTTGTCTTTGAATATCTCCATAGGAGGTGTATAAGGTATAGGGTCATCCTTGGTGCCTGATGCGGTCTCTACAACCACTTCGTAGAGTGCTGCCGTAGCCATGCCGGGATATTGGCTCTCCAAAACCATAGGGATATCTTGCCGGACCTTATACAGGTGTTCCTTGTAATTAACCTTATCCCCCTTGGATAAGGATTCGTCTATGAATTCCGCCCAATCGGGGTACAGCGATTTAACTTTCAAAGATTCGCTGTCTGTCAGGCTCAATGTCTGTATCTGTTTTTTGGCGGATTCCACCATGTTTTGTGCAGATGCAGCCAATATGTAATCAGCGCTATAAGGTTGTGGTTCGTGATTCCATTCTTCCGATTCCATGATTTGTACAAATTCGGGGTCATCCATTCTGTAGGTGGGGAAGGAGTCCCTCGGGAAGAGGTTAACGAATTCTTCATGCAGCACTACTTTCGTGCCGTCTGCGTTGCTTCGCATTGTCGGCAGAGCCAACAATCCATGTTGGGTCAGCCATTCTATTGTAACGATTGTATATCTCATTGTCCAATTATATTAGTTAATACGTAATTAATTAATTCTTGCTCTGTGAATCCGTCTGCCTCTGTTGGTATGGAGTCAAAGGCTATGGAGTTGTAGAAGGCGCATTTCATTCTTAAACCACCTCCCCTTATTCTAAAGAAATTAGGAGATAATGAGTTGGTTTCATTTACTTCTGAATTTACTATCGTTATAATCTGTTTTTCGTTTTGAAGCTCATTGGAAGTTTGACTTTCATTCAATGTGCCGTTAATATAAGTTTTTCCTTTACTATTATAGTTATTATAAGCAATAAAATCACTTGTGGTTATTACTGCAAATAAATGCAAACCTGATGCAGCGCGTTGGTCGTATAGGCATTTATCGAGCATCATCGGATTAACCGTCATAAACAGCATCTTCACTCCACTACTCAGATTCTCTACCAATCCGTAGTCATCTACACCATCTGTCACTAATGCACCGGGATATTCGGGTATCTGAGTAATGGTGATGTCTGTGGAGTAGGGTTGATCGGAGATAATGGTTACATAACCATATCCCGGGTTATCGCTATTAGTCGTATCAAAGGCTATGTCGTTAACACCATTGGTTAACTCAATTCTTGTGCTTTCATTATTATATTGAGCCAAATAAACCTTATTTCCTTCTTGTATCCCTTCTATGTTCCATTTTAAATATAGAACTTTATTGACATTGTTTTTAACCCCGTAAAGTCCAAAGTCTGTAGATTTTTGAGTAGGTTTACCTTCTATTGAGTAATAAGATAGGTGACTCCATTTTATATTAGTATTGTTAGGAACAGCCTCAAACGACTCATTCTTATACCCATCTACACCGCTCATCATGTCGAAGAGGAAGCCGTTTAACTTCATTCTCCTTCCCTTACCCGACAAGTCCTGCAAGTAAGCAGACTCCTTCAACGTTTCGTTGGTCGCACCTTGCTTCTTTACGTCATAATAAAAGACAACATGCTCCCTTATCCATTGAGGAATAGGGGAAGGCTTGGAAGCACCGCCACCCGAACGGATTTCGCCAATGTGATTCAGTGCGATTGTATTCAACCGCACCGAATTTAAAGATATTGTGTTAACCTTCATAATCACTCCAAAATTAATGCCTTGACAGGCTTAACATTGCACTGAATCTTGATATGCTGCTCACCAATGACACCTTCGATGTTCTTCTGCCAAACCGACCCGACACCGTAATCGACTTCAAACGCCACCCAACTCTCACCGTCCAAACTCTGATACAATACCACCTTGGACGGATGTGTATCGAATACCAATTGCAAACCAAATGTAGACGCAGCAGGCTGAAACTTATACTCCTGATTGGAGCCGGATGCTGCAAAATTGCCGGTTATATCCTTTAATGCCATAATTGTAGATTTTATAAACTTAATACCTGTTTCCGATTCTTACCATCTGCCCTGTAGCTTACATGTACCCATGCGAAGTTGCTCTCATCAATCAACTGGTCATAAGGCAGATTCTTGCGGATATACTCAAACAACAACTTATTCTGTTGTCTGTCTCCCGTATCGATATCGGCTGCTTCACCCTTCATGTGCTGAGAGGACTTGCTTCCCTTGACAGCTTTATTCAGCTCCGGAGAGCGATAACCGCTGTTTACTGTTATAGGCTTTCCCCACCATGTGCGCAATGGGTCAAGCACGTTATCCACCAAGGCAGTAAGAGCCGTTACATGCTCCTGTCTGCATCTGTTGTTGATACCCAAGCGGTCGGCAGTCGTAGACTTGCACAGCTCCGCAATCGTAAAAAACTTCATTTCTTTTCCTCCTTAATTACTTCTTTAATATCTTCTTTGTCAACTTTTAATGTCTTGCCGAAAATCAGCCTGAACGCTTCGACAATATTCATCTCGATTCCCTTCGGCTTAAGTATGTTGCTGATAATCGAGCACATTTCCAAAAAACACACCATCAGGCAGGAATACATATCAATGTCGTAACGGCTACCCGATGCCTTGTTTATCATCACCACCATAAAAACAAAGCTGAAGTATGTAACCATCTTGCCCATGGTTCGCCTTACCGCCCGACTGAACCGGACCTGTTCGCCCATTATGATACTCTTTCTCAGCCCGCAGGCTAAATCACATATAATCACGGCAGCAGACACTATCAGCCACGGAATCATGTGTTCTATACTCTCCTGAACGAATGCGGTAGCTATTCCTGCCAATCCTCCGGCTACGCTCTTATCGATGCCATCTCTAACTATTGCACTAATCATTTGTCGGATTAATTTTTAATGTTATATTTGCAAAACCTTGTTAACCGGAACGCGAAAGCTAATCTTGATTCCCTGCCCGCCTGAGAAGGTATGCAGGGAGTTTCCCTATCTTAGCCTAATCAAGATTAAACACAAGCTTGCTCGGATAGCCACGGGTATAGTCATAATTAATCAGCTCTTCAAGCGTACTTAATCCGGATACCTCGGATAGATGCTGCTGTGTGACATTATAGCATGATAATGCATACAACTCCAATTGGGCAAGCATATATAGTGCCACATCTATTGGGATGGTGTAATTAATCCCCTCAAACCAAAGAACGGTATCAGTCTTTTGGGTACTCTTCTCAATGTTGATGCTGTTCATCAGACCTACACGCATTTCCTTGGAAAGCCACATCTTCTTGCCGGCAAGGGTAAATTCGTTCACATGGTCAGACACATCATATTCTTTGATGCTTTTCTCCAGTTTCCGGACCAATGATTTTCTTACCGACTCTTCATCATTCGTATCACAGTACACCCATAATGTATCATATATATATGCTGTCCTTTCTACAGTACCTTCCATCGCAGGATAAGTAACTACTTCCTCGTTGACGCATACCAATGCTTTCTTGCCTGAATAGGTTATTAAAGGCATACGCACATCAAATTCATTTCTTTCTGTTTCCATAATCATTCTGTTATAATTCGATAAAAGGGATAGAAAAAGCTCCAGCGTAATGGGCAAATTTATTGGCAGCATTATAGTTGCAAAACGAGGTACGAACCGAAGCATAGATGAAACTCTCAAGGCAACCCACAACAGAGCCATGGAGACACCGCTCATTCGCATTGACATCGTTATTAATATATAACCATAAGTAAGCATTCTCGTAATTACGGCTCCCTCCACCGGTAGTCTCCGCACAAAAAAGAGAAAAATCATAATCCGATTTTTTCACCCATGATTCACTGGCAACAGGAAAATTAACCCCCGGATATTCCTTCTTTAAATCCAAACCTTTTTCCATGTCACTTTCTTCATTGTCATGGACACGGTATGAGTAGGTTGTACGTGCGGGTACTCTGCTCACATCTGATGCACAGCGGAATTGCACAGGCAGATTATTGCCTTCCGAATCCTTTCGGACAATGTAATATGCACCGTCCATCTGTCGGGATAGCCCGACAATCGGTAGATTCCATCCTCTGTATATGGGGACAGAGCGTTTCAGGATTCCAATGCCGCCATCCAGCACCGTATTGTCACTCCATTTGACACCGTCAATAAATTCCATCTTGGTGTAAGAGTTTACGACGGCTGTCATTACTCCGTCTGCCATTCCCTCACATCCGGGGACATTTCTTACCACGTAGTAATGCTTGCAGGCTTCCATGCCTGCGCCCGTAGACAGGTTGACAGAACCATCGGTTGTACACGACACATTTCCGGCTGCGTCAAAAGTGAACACATTCCCAATATTCCCTATCTTCGGCACAAGTCCTGCCTTGGATATGCCGTCCAATAGTCTTTGAGCTTCCATTATTTCTAAAAATCCGCACCATGTGTTACCTGAAATACCACCAATCAGATTAGTCTTATTTGCCGAAGACGGCGGAATAACCATATTAACACCATGCAGAGTGCTGTATTTTACTGTATCCCCGATTATCACCTTCCATCCGCTATTAGCGGTAAGTGCACTGTCTGCAAATGTAGTCGCATTAACGCTGTCTAACGTTGTACAACCTGCGCCAAACAGGTTTAACCTAGTATGTGCCCATGTGCCTATCTCAAAACTCATCAGACAAATAATGATTTCATAGAACTCATAATACATGCCCATATATGGACGATTGGTCGCTTCGTCTGCATTCTTTGCCTGTGCATTCTTGATTGATTGTACCGCGGACACATTTTGTGTCGGGTATCCGCCACCACTTGTCTTATAGCTTTTTTTGAATATGTTCAAAGGTGCGGAGTATGTCCCGATTGCGTTCTTATTATAGACATAATGGGCGCAATTTCTTGCATCACCTTCCAGCTTGGCGGTAACACATTCACCGGGGACGATGGCAAACGGTCTGATTCGCTTTGCCTGCTTCCCTCCGATGCCGAAAGGCAGAAGAGACAATGCCACAATGTTATATTCCCCTTCCGTACCTCCCTGTGGCGTATATTGCATGGTGGTGCGTAAGTAATACAAATCGCAATCGGTGAAGTTCATCACGTCTCCATCGGTCCCGTCTATGGCAATATCCCTGCCATCGACAGATTGAGTAAGTCTTCCCGGTGCACATTGTTTTAACAACTTGCCATTCTTAAACACTCCAAGATGCAGATGTGACGCCAACGAGCGAAGTTTCGATGTGTTCCCAAATGTAACCTGTGCATCCGGGTCTGCACTTCCGTTTACTCTTGCGAATCCACATGCGCCCAAGGCTTCCAGCTCATTTGCCAGTGCTTCGATAGCGGTTGCATTGGCTTCCTCGGCTGTTTTTGCACGTTTGGTTTCATCAGCGATTTGTTTCCTTATGTCGGTATCATTGTAATTAGATAACCCTGCCAATTTGCTTCCTTCTTCATCGGTCATTAACCGTTTCCCCGATTCTTTGAACACATACTTCTTATCAGCGTCTACGGTTTCCTGATAAGGTGTTAAATCAGGTGCCACGTATCTTTTCAACGCATCGGTAGATAATCTTCCGTTTGTATTCCCTTCCTGGAAGGGTATGTTCTCCTTGCCGTTCGGCATTGTCCGTGCGTCAAGCTCGTTAATCGTTTTTCCTGCCATAATTATTTGTTTTACATTATAAACATTCTGCCAATCTCCGCCAATACGGTGATACCATTAACCTTGATTTCCCCATCTTCATTCCTGCCGATTGCAAACTCCTTATCCGAAGGGATAACTTCCGCAATGGAGACCAAATCATCGTCTGTGAGTGCCCTTTCGCTGACTGTATAGTCATTGTCTGCCGAAGCGCATTCTCTTGCTTCTTCAAACTCGCGCATCAGTGTTTTTTTCATATCAACATAAGAGAGGTATTCCTCGCTCTGCTTAATCGACTCAAGTTCCTGTTTTTCTTCGCTGCTTATGTTTTCTTTCTTCTCCAATTCATTCACTCGTGGAAAGGCTTGGGCGTCATATCCTTCGGGTTTCAGCTTGGCATAGATACCGCGCATATCCTCGTTAAAGTTCTCCATTGCCCTTTCGTAAGCTACCAAATTCAAGATAATCTTCACTTTTGTTTGATTGGCAAGCGGCGCACCCTCATCCGATTTCAGAGGCACGAGCTGCAAAAAACTCATTTTTCTGATGATTTCATTGATTTTCATTTTGCGCCTCCTTCCTTGGGAATGGAAGACAATATGCTTCTAAGCATACTCTCTATATCTTCGATGGGAGCTTTCATACCTACCGTCATGGTAAACCCTGTGGGCATGATAGAGGCTGTGCCGACATAAGCATCTCCATCCAATACGATATATTGGATATCATTTGTTGTGTTGTTTGAAACTCCACCGTTTTCATAAATTCTTGTAATACTTTCTTTTTTTCGTATCAGTTCCATATCTGTATAATTTAATGATTAGTATATTATGGGTTAGGGTTCAAAGCCAAAGGATAAGCCTTCTTCGTGTACTTTCCGTTGGATAGTGTAACATATACATAGTACTCTTGCAAGAAATTCATCAAATCAAATTGACCCGATATCACAACCGGATTGTCCAGAGTCAAATCCTTGTCTCCTAAAGATTTTTGCTGCTCACCTGCCTGGAACGGGTCGGTCACGTCACTCGTTATGAATCGCAGACTAATCCAATTGTTGCGAAGTGTCATATTGCCATTGGTAGCCTTTAACTTGAGTTCCCACTTGACAGCCGTATTCAGACCTGTCATTGGATGCGTCACATACTCTGCATTCAGATTGATTACCAAACCACCCGCTTCTTCTTCCGATACATACTTAACCCTGCCGGGAGAGCAGTTCATGACGGGCAGGAACAAGTTAACCGAATCCAAGTCATAGATGCTATCAATCTTATTCATGCAGAGAAACGGATATACATCATAATATTGACCTAGTGTCAGACCCCTGGCAGGCATTTCCAATGACACACCCGGCTTCACATTCGCCAGTTTCCTTACGATTCTGTTGGACGAGTCAACCAACATCGCCCCAAACCACCATGTTTCAAGGTTAGTTCCGAAATCTATATCAGACAACGTTATAGAGCCGGGTCCTGACTTGTCCACATCGGTAATGTTGATTCCAACCGAACATGATATGGTTCCGGATTGGGATACTTTGGAATCGCACTGAAATGCGAATATGGGTGCCCATGCATTATGCTTGTATAACAGAAAATCAGCCAACCTGTACGGACTCCCACTTCCTCCCCAAGGTCTCTCATAGGTATATCCGTTCATCTTGTCTTCCGTATACAGCTTGGGGATTTCCTCATAAGATGCTACAGGGGGCGGCTTAATGCCGCAATTCCTCATCGAGCCTTTCCACCAAGCCCCTTCACCGTCAGATGGCATGCTCCTGTCAGGAGCAGCAGAAGCAATATGGACAGGCTTACATCTTGACCACATATTAATCTCATGGCTCGTGCACAACCCGCTCACATTCGTTGCAGACGTTCCAAGAACGGCAGCAACGTCACTCCTCAGATTGACAGGAGACGTAATTACGTTATTCGAGTTAGCCATATCAGTAGAGCAGTAACAGGGTTATATAAGTCGAGATAAAGGCACACATCTCCATCCAAAACACAGGCTTCCTGAACTTAAGGCATGCCAATACGATTACACCGCCAAGGAAGGTTATAAGAGGGACGTACCAAAAACTCATCAGCACTTGCCATACAAGAGAGGCAAGCGCGCAGATTCCCGCGCTTACATAATGGATATTGCGGTTATAGTCCTCCTTGAACAAGGGAGCCGAGCCGACAAATGCCAATGATGCACTTGCGATGAACGCCAGGAATTGGTATTCTTCCTTGCTGGCTTCGATGAACGATGCAACCAGCAGGGAAGATTCGGCAAGACAGAAGAGCGTGAACAGCCAACCCTTCTTTCCAAGCCGATAGTATGTGTCACTGATACTTGCAGGGATACCATACATCCCGACTGTATATCCGATATAGGATACAAACAGAATAATCGAAATAATCAATAATGTAACCATAGTTTTTAATTTATAAATTTACGTTTCAAATCATCAATCTCTTTGTGCAGCTCAATTATCTGAGCCTGCAATACTGCCGTATATTGGGCATAGTTCACGGACAGGTAATGTTCTTTCGTGCTGCCTTTAGACACCAGCTCAGGATACAATTCTATCATGTCCTGTGCGATAAACCCTATACTTTCCTCTCCATCCTTGATATAACTGACAGGGGTGATGAACCCTCTGTTCCGTAGCGGTTTTATACTTGATTTTAAACGGGCGTCCGAATAAACGGCAACCTCACCGCTTGCAAGTATATTACCGTTTGCAGTAAATGAACCTGTTGCCATTGAATACCAAGCACCATCCTGACTACCACCATCCTTTAACTGTAATTCTCCAGGCCTAAGAAGGAACTGTGCCCAAGCTACATTGGGAATATGGAATAGCATTCTTGGAAAGGTCCCGACACTATTACCACCATTAATTTGCATAGTGTAACTACAGTTAATAGTGCCAATCGAATATAAGTCACCACTAATATCGTTAGTCCCATCAAATCTTTGACCCCAAAGACTTCTAGCCGTCTGTAATTTGGTTGCACTACCAGCGTTACCACTGATATCAGCACTACTCGTGATAAATCCTGCGCCATTAGTTAACTGATTAGTGTTATTGGGTATAGCTACACTGACTGCTGCGCTGCCATTAAAAGATTTGGATTGATAACCTGTAAAGGTTAATGTATTCTTCAGAGCGGTCGGGTACGCAGGAAGAGATATCACCCCATTGGATACATTGTAAGGAGTCGTGCCCAGTTTTACCTGCTTGGCATATACACTGCCCAAGTCCGGTATGTGGGAAAAATGGATTCTCTTGGACGTGTCAGACTTGGCAAGCTCTTCCCACATGGCATCTATATCCAAACCGCCACCGCCTTTTTTATTCGTCCACTTGTTTTTAATCGAGTCGTACGTCAATACCTGTCCTTCCTGCAAAGGAGTAACCAGGTCTACATCGTCCAGCATGCCCAATGAGGTTGCACCACTTCCACCACCGGTTGTCGAACCGAACGCAGCAAGGTCACCCGTAGCGTAGAAATTAACCATAGACCCATCATCCTTCTCTACATATACGGCATTATTGGTCTCGTCATATTTCAGCAGAGCATTACCGATTTGGACAGAATTGATGGCTTTTATATGAGTGAACGGATATTGAGGTTCCAATATATATTTGAATTCTGCCGAGCGCAAGAACTTAAATGCCGACAGTAATACACCGACCGTTTCCTCACCGACAAAGAATGACAACGGGTCTGCATGGAGTGTACCATCTTCTTCCCACCAAAGTGCACCGTTGGCAAAATATCCGGTACCGTCAAAACGGACAAGCCCCTTGGCGGCATTTTCGGGAGCACCGTTTTCAGGATAGTCGAATTTGTCCAGCATGGAACCTCCCCACCAGGAAGCAATACCTCCGCCGCGCTTGTCGGATTGGTATACACCGTTCGTGCCGCTCATTATCTTGAAACCGCTTTCCGAGGTGTATCCTAAAGCTAACAATGAGGATTGAATAAGACCACCCTCAATATTGGTATATTCCTTAAGTGCTTTCGTCAGATAGGATATATCTCCTATATTCTTCGATATTTCCTTGATGGATTCGTTAAGCTTGCCCTGTATATAATTGTTCGCGGCATTGACATTGGCAATAAAATCACCGTACTTCAAGTTGAACGCTGAATACTTGCCATCCACCATAGCCACTTCGGTCGCTGTGGTCTTACCGTCCTGAATCACACCGTTAATGGTGTTTATAAGCTCCTGTGCCGAGTTATTGAACAAGCGGTACGCAGTTTCCAACTCCGTCTTTACCACGCCTTCATCAAGAAGCTCATTCTCTATAATCTTATTATAGGATTCTGTTACATCGTTTTTGATGGAATCAATATTATTCAGGTATTTCTTAATCGCAGCCGCTTCCCCTCTGTCTACGATACCATCATTGAATGCTTCATCGGTAAAGTCCTTCATTGAACTTACAGTACTGTCCAGCTTTTCAGCCGCTTTCTTCGTTTCTTCGGCTATTTTCTTTGCTTCTTGCGCCAAAGTGTCATCAGTGTATTTTGATGCAAGCTCCCAATGGGAGATACTAAATGCTTCCCCTGCCTTTTTCGAAGTGTTCGCTCTGAGCATATCGTCCTTGTAAGTGCTACCATAGGTCGCATTTACCCACATATCACCTATGTCGTATGCGTCCGAATTCTGCGGTTGTCTCACAAAGATGCGTCTTTTCCCATCTGCGGTATCCTGTGCTTTTTGAGCGTTTTCCAAAGCCTTGACAATATCCGTATCGGTAATGGCATTCCAATACCATCCCTTTTCTTGTTCATATTGGAACCGGTATGCTTTTCCCTCCTTGCTGTAATAGAGGTCTCCCAAATGATTGTTCTTCTTCTCATCTGTATCCCAATCGGATGCGGGAAGATTTTCAAGGGTGGGCACCGGGTCGTAAAACCATGTTTCTATCGCACCGTCAACCTGATTCTGGATATTATCTATTTCCTGCTTGATGTACTCTTTCAGAGGGTCTAAATCCTCAATGTACTTTTCAGATGCTTTTTTGAGAGCATCTTCGATGGTGTCTCCATTGCCGATGGTAGTACAGACCGACAGCTTCCCTTTCAATTCCACGCCTTCACCTTGGGTGAACTTAACAAAGCTGTTACCATCACGGTCCCCAATATACGCATCACCGTATACATGGAAAAACGCCTTGTTGTTAGTTTTGTCTACACCATACTCAACATACTCCTTGTTCAAGTAGGAGTAGGAGTCTATACCGTGATACAGAGTAACACTCGGGCTGAACACATCGGTAGAAGAGAAAACGATGGCATTCTGTGCGTCAATATTGCTTTCATCCGTCACGTCCTTGTTGTCAATGCCTTTCCATTTGATTCGTGCGCCAAGGTGGGCTACAGTATTACCCTTTGCCGGAATGTCACTGCCTGTGTCGCAATCCGCCATGCTGAGATCAATATAGTGCAATTTGTATATGCCGACATTGATAGGCTCTTTGCTTGCCCCTACACATAAACGCCAATAATAATGGTTCGCTACCTGTTGGTATTCTCCCGGTTTTTGTATGTTGAAGTTTTTGCTCTGTACCTGGAAACCTGCACGGAAGCGGTTCTCCACTTCCACACCGTCCTGCTCGGCAAGGAAGAAACATCTGTACACGCCTTCGGGGACGCCATTGTCTACCGTTTCTTTATCCATCAATTGGAGTTCACTGCCATCTGCAAGCAATATAGGATTCCCGTCTGCCATTGAAAGTATGGGCGTTTGTTCAATGGTGCCCTTGGTCCAAACATCAATAAGCGTAACAGCACCACCCGGAGTTAGAAGTATCTTTCCACCTACAGAATTTACATTTTGTATCTCCAATGATTCGAAATAGGCTTTCATGCGGACTTTCAGTTTATCAACCTCCGCATAGGTTTGACCTGTTTCCTTATCAACCATTATGATACCACCTGTACTACCACTGACAAATTTCCCTATTTCAAAAGCTTTGTCAGAGGATAACTTGTGCGGGGTACGGTCATCTTGTGTTTTACTGAGAAAATGTCGAGAGACTTTTGCTAAGATATCAGTAGTAGAAATACTATTCCCTCCCAATGTATTACCTATGATATCGCCTGCAATTTCTGTAATAGTACTTCGTAATGCAGAAACATTTGCAGATAATTTGTCTGTTAATTCAACAGATATGTCATATAAGCAATTTTTGTCCGCTTTACAAGTAAATGAATTTACATACATAAGATACTCATGTTCGTTGTATTTTATATACATGCGAACATTCTCATTTAGTAATTCTGCTAATTGAATATTGTCTGCAAGAAATACTCTGGAAAAATTGACAGAGAATGTGAATTTTTCGTCATTATTCTCTGACATATACTTTATCAATGCTTCATCCAATCTCTTCTCAGCAGCGAGTACAAGGGACTTGGGCATCTTAATGCCTGTAATCACAAATTTATCCCCGACAGAAGGCTTATAGTTATTGGTGGCATTAGGCATAACAATTCCGAAAGTGGTATTGTCCTTTTTTACTGCAATCCAAACTTCATTTGTAGAAGTGTTTTGTTGGCTTTCTACATATTGGGATGGTTGTGAAGTAACCTTCTGCTCAAAATCTCCTGCCGGTAAGTTCCCGGAAGAATCCACCAATACAGGGTTGAATGCCCTTCCCGGTTCATTGTCCTTATAGGTAACTCCTATTTCAAACTCGCAAGCAGCGCAATTACCCGTAGTCATATTGATTACAGCCGTACCACCCTCCAAACCCTGTTCGAACAGGTTAAAGCCGTAATCTCCATTATATATATGTAATTTTATGTAGAAATAAGAATGTACATACTCATCTGTATCATTGAATATATTATTCCCTTCTCCGGTTCCGAGTTCGTCACTATCATTAGCATCAAAAGCAATATCCGCAATCTCACCAAATAACTGTCCCGAAGCGTTTGTCACATTTTCTATGGTAGGCTTTATATCGCTGAAATCTACCTTTATCTCTTTTATCTTCTTAGAAGAAAATGTATTTTTGAAAGAGTAGTAATCATTTGTGCCAGGTATCTTATACGTGTCGTTAAGCGCATTGTAGAATCTTTCCGCTCCATTTGTTTGTCTGTAAATGGAAGGCATAAGGTTTTGTGTACGTTCTATAGTACCTTTTTCATCATCATTCGGATAGTAGAAAGGGATATTATCAGAGCTACCAACACCAGTAACGCGATTGACAATTTTATAATTGGCGTTTGTCTTTTTTATTGATACAAGCCCTTTCTTATACTCGAAGGGAGTAGAAATTACATTCTCTGTATATCCTATGTGACAAACCTTACCTACAAAGTAATAAGGAAGTTCGTATATGGTATATATGGATTGTAACGCTTCTGCAAGATACACATTGTCAAGTGAAACAAGTTTGGAATCGGAAGTAATATCATCATCTATGACTACCGAATATCCGATACCCGATTTTGCCATTGAAGCGTTAAGGCGACCTACAAACTCGTTTATGTCTCCCATGAACTTCACAGAAGTAGAGTTGGAATGATAAGTATCTGTTCCAGTTGTCACCACATCCATGAAATACACGTTCTCCAATACGATACGTTCTGAAACGAACTGGAGTTCATGCTTATACATAATGCTCTTGTTGTCCTTTGAAGATGTAGGGGTTTGGTCGACATAGTATCTCTCACCTCTGAACTCCACAAATTCCTCTCCAGTCCACTCTTCATCCAAGCAAAACGGATAGTTGAGCGTGGCGGTAAGCGTAGGAGTGCCGGCCATGCGCTGTGCCGTGTAAGTGTATTCACCCAGCTTTGCAGACATGGTTTCGTTGGGAAATTTGACTTTTTCCCCATGTGTATCCAGCTTGTATATGTATAGGTTCTGTTTCTCCATTACTTGTGTTGTTTGTTTTCTCTGAATTCTTCGTATATATTTGGAAACTTATGCAGGACATATTCGATGAACATATAAATGTGATGGTACAGATCTCTATTCTCACCATCATACATAATATCAAGTCGATTAACGTCTTGTATCTTCATGAATAGATTGAAAATTGCGTTATCTGTTTCATCAATTCGCTCTTGCATTTTGGCAATCTCTTTAATGAAGTTGGCATCTATGTTTATCACTTGTTTATTCATTATTACCTCCTTCCTGCTTGTTCGTTTTGTTGGCTTGCTGTTGGGCAATCACCTTTTCTTCTGCTTCCTTAACTTCCTTAGTCACTCGTTGCTCCTCATCGGGTGTGCTCTCCGTGTTCTTTTCGATAGCCGTTTTCGTGGAGAGAATACCAGCCTGTTTCATTGAGATAAGCATGTTGTTATACTCAGTTGCACTGAACGGTTGCCATATCTTGAACTTACAGCTGACACGAAGTTTGTCAAATTCTGTAATGGCATTTACGTTCTCGCTTTTTTTTACCAATTCTTTGGCTAATCCCTCCTTGAACAGGCGCATCATCTTGTCTGCAAAATTCTGCCACTCGATAACCCCTTGCTGGGCATTCTTCAAATCTAAATCACGGGTCAGCGTAATAGCCAGTCCGCTTATGTCACCACTTGACTTGACATCTTTAGGCAAAAGAAATGTGCATGAGGTGTTTATCTGTATCTTCTCGAACAAATCTTGCAGACTGTCAAGCATACCTTGCGGACTGGGCGGTGCTTTGAACTCTGCACTTCCGTTACCGTCCATTGACTTGTCTTGCAAAATGATACTCCCTGCAAGTTTCTTTGTCGTTTCTGACAGATTGCCTTTAATATACAGAATGCCCCAGCCGTTCCGTTTCTGAATGACAAAGAAGATGTTGTAGATAATCTCGTAAATCTCGATAAGACTCTGTCCGTTGTTCCACGCCACATTACCGCGTTTGGTACACAATGGTATCTCACTGAAACCGTGCAATATAGGAAGTTCTCTTACAAAACCGTCCTCGCCTGCTTCTTCACCGTCTATCGGTGTGTGCATACGGTACATGTAGGTATCATCGTAACTGTCAATGTATTCCACACCGTCCGCATCGGCATAGTAGACACTTTCAAGAAGCCTGTCACCGTTGTTGTCATTGTGTGATATGATTACGTAACCATCTTCATAACTTATCAGGCGGCACTTGATACGTCCTTTATAGTCATAATAAAACAGAAGTCCTGCATCGCCTGTTGCAAGTTGCGAACGGACTGCCTTTGTACGCCATCCATCCATATTCCTGTCTACCCAATACTCCTTGATTGTGGAATAGTTGGCTTTATCTTTCTCGGAAGGAGTGCCACCTCTTAAAGACAATGTACAGGGATTCCCGCAAAGGTAGATTACGTGGCTCGCCAGTATCTGTTCTTGGAAAGCTAATGCCGTGCGCTGGAACTTGATTTCCTGATATCCCCCATCTTCTAACTTCACGCAAATGCTCGGCAAGTTTTGATCAAATAATACCTCATGGCTCATCGGGTCAAGCTCTTTCAGAAACTTTTCCTGCGAAACGATATTCTTTTTTACATTCGGAAGCCTTGCCGTGCGTGTTTCGGTAATGGATGCGGACTGGCCGTCGGAATAGTCGTCTGTAGAGCAAGTGTTACTTCCTCTAAAAAACGGCTTCTTCTGCAACAAGGCATTTACGTTCCGCAATAGATATGTTTTTTTCTCTTCCCGTGTCATTTTTCCGCATCAATTAGGTTGTAATACTTCATGCAAGCTTCCTTGCTGGGCATAGCAGAACACTCTCTCGAAGTCCATTTGCAGATAATGTCGTGCTTCTGCGGAACAACGATTATTCGCTTCTGCCCCTCTTCCTCTTCAATATTGAATTTATCGTTCAGCTTCACGCGTGCATCCAACACGACCTTACTTGCTTTGATAAAAGTGTCTGAATCTCCACTTGCTTTCGCATCGTCAGCAATCTGTTTCATCTCCGATATTTCTTTCAGCAACGCTTCTCGGTTCTCATCTTTAGATATGGTAGTGATAGCACCGATGCCGAAAGGTTTCAGTTTCTCGGCAAGCGTGGATAACACCTTGTTTGAAGGCTTTTCATCTTCTTGGTAAGCAACCTTTGCAGCAAGATCCTTATCTACGAAAGAATCACACATTACCAAATAGGCAACATCTCTTACCCTTGCTTCAATTCCTTCTGTTTTAAGGGAATTGAGAATATCCTTTATATCATTGTAACTAATCATTTCCTAACCTAATACCATAAATGTTCATCGTAAATACTTCCTTCTGTCTGTGTATGGCTCGCTTGTTTGGTTTCTTCCTCGTGATTGTAATACCCTGCTTGAATTTCATTCCCGTATTCGATGTTAGCGCACGGTAACATCCTCATTGCGCATGGGTCCAACAAGTCCATAGACCTGCCTTTCCCTAACATTTGGTTCATCTTCTTCTTGTTCCAAAGCCGCTTCTTCCCACTCTGCATATCGTCAAACCGCACAACGGAACATTCTTCCATAAACTCGTTCTCAATCGTCACTTTATATTTCAAGTTTTGATGAGTGTAAGTCTGAACGGCAAGTTTATCGTCAAATGTCAAGTTGCCTTCCTCTATCATCTTGCATAATCTGATATAGCACATATCCTTGACTGTCATTGCGGTAAGTTGGTAAAGCCCGAAAGGTTTATTTAGCGAGATATAAGGTACTGCATCGGGAATGTAATCATTAAAGTACCTTCCGGCAGTAGCGTCAAAAATGATATGGCTTTCGGCTGTTCCATGCTCAAATGCAAATGTCTTCACTGCCATAGCGTTTTCTCTCGGAGTGGACTTGCTAAGAATGAGAATGTCGTATGCGTGAAATCCATCCCATGCTAGAGCCACGAGATTATCCGTACCGTAATCCGCCAAATCCACGGTAATCCATTTGTCACCGTTTACGGCAGGGTTGTTGTTGAACACGCCTTGTGCGGAAGTGGAAGGGATAGGTATCTTTTCGTCAGAATCTGGGTCTGCATTATAGTTTACACCGATAAGCCCAGCAGCAGAGCGTGTACCAGAAGCGGCAACTGAACCAACGTACCCTGCATTGCCTTCCATTAGAGCTTCATTTTCATCAACTGTGCCCTCATATAAGGTAAACGATTTGATAAAGTCTTGATATTTTGCTTTACCTTTCAAGTCTTTAATCAAACTGTCTATCTGTATCTTGCACTTAGCGTAAACTTCTTCTTTTGAATCTCCCCAAATCACATCATCAACGGTAGACCCAGCAACAAAAAAAAATCTGACTTTTCCTATTCTATCAGGGATACCCTTCCCGTCAACTCCAACATACCAATCTATGAATCTTCTCGTCCAATGGGTGCGTTTAGGATTGAATGTCGCACGGAATTTCCCCGTGAATGTTTTGCTTTTTCCACGATTACGGGATTGAATGTACGTAAATACCTCCCAAGGCATTTCGGTAAGCTCATCAATGGCAATCGCATCGTACTGCCATCCTTTCGCGCGCTCCCTCATTCTGTCTATATTCGTTGGGTCTATATAAGTCAAATCGCAGTACGCTCCACTTTGGAATGATATACGTGGCGTATCTGCCTCTTTAACTTTTACATATTCCCCGAATATGTCCTTGAATGTATCAACAAATCCTCCTCCAGCTTTTTGGTTCCCAAGGCTTCTACGACTTATTAAACATCTAAAATCAGGGTCAAGCATTAACGGTTCAGCGAATCCAAGAACAAGAGAGTATGACTTCCCGTTTCCGACCCCGCCGGCACCGAAACATATATCCACGTTCGTTGAAGCAAAGTAGGTTTGGAAACCTGGGAAAGGCTTCTTCACTATCGCATTATGTACTTCTTGCTCTTTCATCAAAAGCAAAAATACCTCTTAATAACAAGGTAATATATACTTAAGGCAATGTCTATTTATCATAGTGATAAATACAGTGATTTTTTTATAGTTATACCTTTTTGTTAAAGCATTACTTTCGCATATAATCATTATAAAACATATAGTGTATGAAGTTTACGAAAGAACAGTTTTCAGAAGCACTGAAAGCAGGGATCACCAACAACGGCAAGAAAAACTTGGCGATGAGTGAGAGAAGTTTCAACGGCAAGGTGGAAAGGATCTACAAGCGGTTGGAGAAAGCGAGTGGTAATGACGAGTTGGAATTGGATGATGCGGTTGCCGATTATCTGGAGGACTTCCAAGAGGATGACAACAACATCAGGAACGACAATTCAAAATTCGTAAAGGAGTGGGAAAAGAATCACCCCGCAAAGGATGATAAGGGAGATAAGGATGATGGCAAGGATAACAAAGGAGACGAAAGCAAACTGGATAAGTTGCTCAAAGAACTCCAAGACTTGAAATCAGAACGTGAGGAAGAGAAAAGAGCCAAAACTATCTCCGAAAAACGCAATCAACTCAAATCAGCCTTAAAAGGGAAAGAAGTCAAGAACGAGGATTGGATTAACGACCAGCTCGAATTGATTCACATTGATTCTGAAACAGATGTTGATGCTCTCACAGAAAGACTGGTCAAGAGCTACAATAAGTTTAATGCTAACACTCCACCTTACATCACTCCGGGCGGCACGGGAGGCGGTAAGGAAAAGACCGATGACTTTGCCGATGTGGTTGCTGTCGTAAAGAAGCAGTCGCACAGAGAAGAAAAATAATAATCATTTAAACCAAAAAGAAAATGTCAGATTTCTATCAGCAAATCCTATTGAACAGTGGCTATCTTCCCGGTAGAGCATTGGTTCAGGCTCGCGGAAGCATTGGTGGTCATCGCTATGTCTTCGTGAAGCTACAGATGAGCGGGAAAGACGCACTTGTATTTCCTACCAGTGGAGGAATTGTTAAAAACCCATTCAAAGGTAATGCAAGAGCTTTTGCTGGAACGCTCGCTGAATATATTCCCAGTAATGGTTCTAATGGAAGCGAAATACGCATCCTAAAATCGTATGCAGTTGCAAAAACATCAGAATCATCTGATACGGTTATTTACTTGAAAAGAGACGGGTATTCCCTCATTCCGTTTGTAGGGGACGTTCTCATGGTTGCTCCTACCACATTGGTAGGGAAAGGAACAGCAGTAACAGTCACAGCCGTTGAAAAAACGACTGACGGAACGGCTGGCGATGTTTGGAAAATTACATTGAGCGCAACCCTCGGATCATTAACAACTTCATCTGTTCTTGTTGAAGCGAAAGAAGCAGGTTCTGGTAAAGAAGCTATGGTCACTAATCCTAACTCATACCTTCCCTGCGACTTTGATTTTGTTTTTGACCCGGCTGCATCCGAAGATGATTTCGATGGTGCAAGATACCTTATCACTCCTGCATTGGCATTAGGAGATGTATTCCTCTACGAAGACCGTATGCAACCTCTTTCGGCTGCATTAAAAGCTTTGAACAAGAGCAAGGTTAAGGGTTGGTTTAACATTTAAAATTGACGAAACTATGCCTAAATTTGATTTTAATAACAGCAGATATGCAAGATTCTTTTCAGACAAGACCAATCAACGTTTCTTGCAATCCTTTGTCAATACAGAAGGTCTGCTATATACTAATTATGGTTGGTACAAGACTCAAGGTGTAAAAGCTGGTGCTCCCACACCTACCGCTCCTAATGGCATCGCTACTTTTTCTGTGAAAGGACGTGACTTGAAAGCCGCTCCTTTGATGGATTTGCGTGCGCCTCTTGGTGACAGTAATCAAATGGATAAGGACGGTCTGCACTGGTACACCGCATCCATCCCTGATTTTATCGCTCCCGGTTTCGTTGAAACAGCTATGGAACGTGAAGCAAAAGAACAACAGTTTGAGTTGTTTGGAAACGATGCCGATTTGGTAGCCGCTTGGGTACATACATTACAGTCCCAACTTGATAGTGCGGACGCAACCATGAACTTCATGACTGCACAGTTAATGTCTAAAGGTCATATTGACTACCGAAATATCGCACGTGGCGTTCAAGCTCCGTTGCATAAGGCTGATATACCAACAGAGAACTTTACTAAAGCTGGCACAGTAGTTTGGACAGACGAAAAATGTAAGATTCTCAGTCAAATGGCGGAAAAGGAGAAAAAATATCGTGAAGAATGGGGGTATGAAGGTGCAATGGTATGGCAGGTTACACGCAAGATGTTTTACGAAGTAATGCTGCAAAATGCCGAAGTTAAGGAATTGATTGAAAGTTTCAAGAAAAATCCTTTAGCTTACATCGCAACAACCGCTACTGCGCCTACTACACGAGAGTTGTTCTTAGCTGCTTTCCGTGATTATCCCGGTGTATCTCCAATTGAAATTGTTGAAGAACGTGAGCGTAATCTTACCAATACCGGAGACACATTCGTACAAGGTTGGGACGATAAGATTGCTGTTCTCCGCCCTGCCGGATATGCTTGTGAGTTTGAATACACCAATAACCTAGACAAACAGATGTTTGATAAGTATGGTTCAAGCGTAATAACCAAGATTTTTGCTCAGGCTAACGATGGTCTCTGCACGATTGTGAATACAACAACAAACAACGGGCTGTATAAGGAATGGCATACTGATGTAATGATGTCAGCTTGTCCTGCACTGAAAACATTCCGTAATCACGTAATTGTAGACACAAGTCAGGCAGACGATTAAATGTACAATACATTGCGTAGTAGTTATGGAAAAATCATTTGACCCGATAGCATACCTCAATGGGCTTACGAGATTTGTCTTTGAAGATGATGCGCTTGAAAATATCGCATACGAAAACGGTTTGATGTTTATTTCAGACCGTTCAGAAATAGATGAATACACTAAAGACCATTGCCTTATCGCACTGTACGAGCTTGTCATTAACGGTCCGTGGTCTGTGGCTTCATCATCACTCCAACATGGCAGTTACAGACAGGACATAGGTAGTGAGACGGTAACGGCTGCTATAATCCAAAACTTGAAAGACCGTCTGAAAGCACTGTACAAAAAGTATGGTGAAGAAGAAGCGTTGAAAAGCATGGATTCGGGTAGTATGAGTTGGGTCAATGAAAATTCATTAGATGTATAGTTTATGCGTCTCAAAAGAAAAGCAATAGCAGAATACCCGTTTCATGGCACATTCTACACCGTGATAACGAATAAGCCGGAAGACGGGAACCTTCTCGGTGACGGTGACTTGCTTGGGAATGAAAAGACGGGTAGTTCTCCCGAAGTCCCCACTACGGGAGAGACCATCCTTCTTGAAACTGAATGTGACATACAGCAGGCTGCAAAGCTGATTAATTCTGGTACTATCATGGCTGACTATAAAGTATTTTTCCCGTGCAAAGTTGGTGAGAAGCTACCTATACGTTTCAATACCAATTTTAAATGCGAGGATTATGCAATACCAATCCAAGGCAGGGTTATAGGGCTTGAATATAGTCAACTTGGTGGTTGCTCGGTTGACATAAAAATGAGTGAAGTGTAAGATATGGCAAAGAAGGTTAAGACAGATTCATTGAATAAACTTATAAAGTTCTTATCGGAAGAAGCTGACAAAATAATTGCAGAAGAATTGAATAGGGTTACTTATAAAAATGATACAGACAACCTTCATGATAGCTACGGATGGGGAATATATGTTAATGGTAGACTATACAAAAGCGGTTATCAAACGAAATACGCATTAGCCCCAAGAGTTTGGGAGAGAGAGCCGCTATACGGACGTGATGCGATAACGGATTTTCTTGAACGTAGATATAAGCCTCATGATGGAATTGACCTTGTGATAGTAGCCGCAATGCCATACGGACAAATATTACAGGAAAAGTACAAATATGAGGTAATCGCCATTGCTCAAAACCAACTCAAAGCATTAAGTAACAGAATTAAAGGTTCAACTTTTGGAATTATAAAGAACGGTAAATACTGATTATATGGATAGCAAATACAAGACAACATCAAAAGTGGAAAACTTTTTTTCCATGCTGCTTACAAAAGCGGCTATATCCGATAACCTGTTCATCGGGAATGTGCCTGCCACTGTTGAAAGCAATTGGAAAGAAATGGTGCTTGTTGATGTGCTTTCCATGAAAGATTACGGAGCTTATGCCAAAGGTTCTGCCAACGTGTTCTTGTACGCAAAATCAGTTGACAGTCACGGCACGAAACCCGTGAAGGAGCTGTACAAAATGGAACTTGCGCTTGACAAGGCTATTGAATCATGCAAAGACCCCCATTATGTGATTGATGTAAATTTCCGTGATGCAGATTATGACCAAAATAGGAACTACTACTACAACGTGATAAATATAGAAGTGACAATAAGGTAAACAGATTATTAACAGGATAACATTTTTTAATTATGGCAGTAAACAAGACTGGCGCAACAGCCAAAAAATTCATCAAGCCTTCTTACATCGTGACAACTCTGTTCACTGGCTCTGAACAAGACGATGTGCCAAAGGGTGACTCTTATATCCTTGAAGATGTAGTTGAGGATACCACTTCAATCGCTCAAGACGATAACGATGTAAACGACATCGAGTGCGAAACTTCCGACAGCCCCATTCTTTCCATCGTGAAGCTTGGCAAATACCAGTTTACAGCTGAGGTTGCAGATACACAAAAAGACCTATTGGTCGCTCTCATGGGATTTACGGCAGGAACTACTGTCTCTACTAAATACTTTGCTCCGGCTCAATACAAGAAGTTGTATGCAAAGATTGACGTAGTGTTTGAGGAAGGAGAAACGATGACTGCATTTGTGGTTCCAAAAGTCCAACTTAACTCAAAAATAATGCTTGAATCTTTGAACTCTAATGTGGGTCGTATCAACCTTGCAGGAACAGCGTATGATGCAAATATCGCCGATGGAGATAGAACTATCAGAACACCGTTTTATGTAGATTCAGCTTATACTTTACCCAAATAAAACTTGTTCATAATAGATAACTAGAGTGTTTACGGGCGGTAGGCTTATATGCCGCCGCCCTTCATGTTTATAATCATGGCAGTATATAGAGCAAAGAAAAAAGATACAGGACTAAAGACAAATGTTGTAACGGCTTGTACTCCTATATCTGATGAGTCAATGGAACGTTTGGCAAGGATAATGAATGACAGCCCAAGCATTGTAAAACTTCACGGTACGGAGTGGCGTATTAAAGGATTGAAGCCCGGTGTTCAATGGCTTATAGCCGAACAAGCGTGTCAGATTGTGAAGGGAGAGAAGTTAAGCATGGGAGATGTTATCAAAGAGTTCTCGGTAAATCTACCGGCAGTTGCACACGTGATAACGCTTGCACTTCTCAATGACAGGGACAGGATATTCTCTGATTATGAGAAAAAAGAACTATCAAATGACTACCACAAGGTCTTTGACCTTTTGATGTGGAGAGATTACGACATAAAGGACTGGGCATTATTGCTTGGTGAAATCCTTAACCTCATAAGCACGGATTTTTTTTTCGAGAGTACCAATGTGATTCAGACCGTGAGGGAAATGACCTTGACGAGGAAGACGAAGAAAACGGAACAAAACTGATAATATCCCGTACAGAGTGGGGGCAGATGATTGATTTTCTGCGCTCCAACACTTGGTGCTCTCGTGACGAATATTTATGGGGAATGACGGTTGGACAGGTCCGGTTAAGCTCGTTTGATTTTTCCCATGTAGAATACGGAAACAAGGACAAGAAAAAAAAGAAGGTCAGCAAAATAGAAAGTGTTGACGATTTGAAGAACTTGAATGATTTGGGTATGCCCATAATTAATAAAAAAGGATAATGATATGGCAAATAACGAAGCAGGAGCTTTCCTCAACATAACCCCTGATGTATTAAAGAAGTTGGATAGTTTCGATGAGAAGCTGGAGATGATAGAGAAACATGCCCATACAGCAGCAGATGCATTGAAAAACGGGTTTGGCAGTGTGGTAATGGATACGAGTAAATTGGAAAGTGTGATTACTTCGTTAGCCAAAAAGATAGATGCTATAAAAGGTAATCCATTTGAAGGAGCAGGGAAAGGTGCGGAAGAGACTACAAGAAAGACTACTTCTCTGAACGAAAGCCTTTCACGTGCGGCAGATTTGCTAAACAGAATAGGAAACAATAAAATCGGAGAAGGTTCATTTGCTAACTTTAATATATCCGGATTGAAGCAGGGATATTCGGATTTGAAAAAATACGTTGAGAACATGGACTTGTCAAAGCCGCAACAAAAGGCTGCGGTAGAAGCCATGCGCTACATGAAGATGGAGCTTGACGAGCAACGAAAGACGGACGAGCAACGTGCCCAATCTGCGGAAAAGGCTGCACAACGTAAGGCGGCAGCGGATAAACGTGCTGCAAAGGAGGCAGCGGATTTAGCAAATGCACAGCGGTCAACTCCACAAGGCGCATTAGATTATTCTAAAAATGCAAAGTCTCTGCAACAGAACGTACAAGCTATAGAGTACCTGAAAAAAGCTCGTTTGTCTTTGAACACTACCGATGCGAACTATAAGAGCATGCTTGAACAGATAAACCAAGCCATTGCAAAACACAACCAAGCATTGACGGAAGCAGGAGTCAAATCACAGCAGCTTGCCACACGCCATCGCAACCTGATGGATACAGCCGGGCAATTAAGCCGTCAGCTTGCTTTGTTGTTCTCTGTGTCACAGATTGAAGGGTATATCAGCAAGTTGGCAAAAGTGCGCGGTGAATTTGAATTGCAGCAGCGTTCGTTACAAGCAATCTTACAAAATAAATCACAGGCAGACCAAATTTTCAACAAGACTGTCCAACTTGCCGTAAAGTCGCCATTTCAAATTAAGGAACTGGTTACATTCACAAAACAGCTTGCAGCATACCGTATTGAGAGCGACAAGTTATATGATACGACAAAACGACTTGCCGATGTATCTGCTGGTTTAGGTGTGGATATGGGCAGACTTATCCTTGCTTATGGGCAGGTCAAAGCGGCAGCATATTTGCGTGGTACAGAAGTTCGTCAGTTTACGGAAGCAGGTATCAATTTGTATGGGGAGCTTCAACGATACTTCCAAGAAGTAAAAGGCGAAGCGTACACCACGGCGCAGATTGTAGATATGATTTCCAAGCGTAAAGTCACCTTTGAGGATATAGAGAATATCTTTCAAAGATTGACTGACGAGGGAGGATTGTTCTACAATATGCAGGAAATACAAGCCGAAACCTTGCAGGGTAAGATTTCCAACTTGAAGGATAGTATTGATGTGATGCTTAATTCTATCGGTAAGGCTAATGAAGATACTTTAAAAGGCACTATTGACGCCGTTAAATCCCTTATTGATAATTGGGAAACGGTTGCAAATGTCGGTAAAACTTTAACTGAAGTAATAATATCACTTATAATATCATACAAAATTCTGAACGGGTCATTCGGAACGGCTGCTAAAAATACCATGACGCAAGCAAAACATTTTGGCGTACTAAAAGGGATGATGGCAGGATTGAGCGGACAAGCAACAAAACTTGGAGCTTCTTTGAAAACGGCATTCTTAGGTGCGATTCCTCTACTCGGTCTGACTACTGCAATAGAACTTTTCAGTCATTTGATAAGTGTACAGCGTGAATACAGCAAGGCGCAAAAGGAAGCGGATAATAAATACTACAAAGGACAAGTTCGTGTATCTGAAATAGAAAATCTATCTGTGACCTTAGACGAAAAAACATCAAAGCCGAAAATCAAGGAGGCCTTGAATGCGCTCGTCAAGGAAATGAATAACGAAGGTTTCAGTATTGAAATAAAAGCAAACTTGTCCGAAAAAGAGGCGAAACAGCAATATGATGATTTATTGGAGCAGCACAAGAATTATTTAGATGCAATGCTTGTGCTTGACCAGCAATATAATCTTGATACGAAAAACAACTCATGGTTTTTCTGGCAGAAGGATTATAAAGACGCGGATAAAAATCTGAAAGAATCTTATACTCGCGCAGTATCAAAGATTCCAGAGATACAGTCTGAAATTGCAAAATTATTGAAAGCTGGTACTGGTATTGACGATACCATGCGCGAAGAACTAAAATCGCTCGAACAAGGCATGAAAGAATCCGGGTCTTTGAAAGCGCTGCAAGACTATTACAATAAACTTGAAAAACTCCTGAATAAAATAAAGAAGACAATAGGGGGAGATGTCGTGTTTGCAGGGGATGTTTACATCCCTACAATTTCAGAAACAACTTTTTCCGGTGTAAAAAGCAATATCCTTGAAGGCGTAAGAGGGATAATTGATACTCTTGACAAATCTGGTGAAAAAATAAAAGAAAAAGTAAGGGATGTATTTGCATCTTCATTTAGTAACAAGTTGCTTAATGAAGATGCAAAAGTCGCATTGGCAAGGCGTTTCATTAACGAAAATTCTGAAATTGCAAATCTCATAGAGGAAATACTTACAGATGAATTTAATTTGGATTTCACCAAGAAAACGAAAACCGATAATAAGAATGAATCAGATATAGACACTAAACTTCAACGTGATATATTAGCCGAGCGTATTACCCTTATCAAAGAATTGAATAAGGAATACGAGAAGCTGAGCAAGGTAATGGGCAGCGATAAGGCTGCTAAGACTGTTATGGAGCGTTATGCAGATTCTCTCAAAAACGTGAATATGCCAAAGAACATCATTGGAGATACGTTTTTGCCAAACAAGCAGAATACAGCAAAAGCATTGCAGGAAATTTCAAAGATAATCACAGATTTTAGGAAGAAGCAAGGTGCTATAAATGATTCATATCAACTGCTGGATAGCGATGATGTAGAAAATATTAAGAAACAGCTCGACAAGACCAAAAAGAATATTGAAGCCATGTTCAACGGATTGGACTTGCACAAGAAACTGAAAGATGCAGGATTGTCCGAAGCGGAGGTGCAACAGTTGTTTCCCGGACTTGCAAAGACGTTGGATGATGTTCAGAGAAGCATTGATATTGAGTTTCAAACGAAGTATGCTGACACATACAAAGACCCGAATACTCAACAATACAAAGATTATCAAGATGCAATAAAGGAGATTGACCAACAGCGTATCAAAGAACAACAAGATACTGCCGAAAGACTTATTAAATCGTACAAGGCACAACTTTCTGAACAGCTACAGCTTTACGAGCAGTATTACAAAGACTTAGAAGAGATACGTGACAAATTCCAAAACACTCCGGACTTACAAAAAAGGCTAGAAGAAAATGCGACAAAGATGTACAATCAAAAGTCAGCTAATAATGCATGGAAGGAATTTACTTCATCGGACAGTTATCTTAACTTGTTTGACAATATAGAATACTATTCCACTGCCGCATTGCAAAGCATGAAAGATAAGCTTGTGAAAATGCGTGAGGAATCAAAAGACTTGTCACCTACAGAGTTGAAGCAAATAATGGAGCAAGAAGAAAAACTTGACAAACAGCTTAACCAAAGAGACCCGTGGAATAAGTTAACAAAATCTCTCAAGGAATATACAAAGCTCCGTAAAGAAAATGCAAAAAATGAGAAGGACGAGGCTAAAGCGAGAGATTTGCAAGCAAAATATGAGGAACAATTACGCACGCAAAGTAAAATAGTAGCAGAAAAGAAAGCAGCTTATGAATCCGCTACTGAAAATATAGATGCAGCACTTGAAGAATATGAAGTTGAACAAAATAACTACGATTTATTAGTTGACAAGAAGAAAAAGCAAGACGAGATAGTAGCCGGATATGATGCTGCCAACAGAGCTTTGTCGCAACAGGCTCAAAAGCTACAAGGGATAATACAATCTCTTGGAAAGATTGATATGGGTGGAGGTATGGTTGAAAGTATATCGGGTATTACAAATTCGGTATCAGACTTTGCTCACATGTTGGAGGATAGTTTCGGTGTTGCAATAGGAGAAGACCTTTATGAAATTTTAGATGGTGTAGGTGCATTATTCGATTCTCTTGAAAGTTTTGACATAACAAAGCCAATAAGTAGCTCTCTGAATGTACTCACCGGGCTTGGCAAGACAATCGGTAGCATATTCGGCATTGGCAATAAGAACAAGAAGAAAGAACGTGAAATCCAACGGCAAATAAAGAATATAGAATCACTTGGTAGGGCATACGATGAGTTAAAGGAGAAGATGGAAGCCGCTTGGAGTGCAGATGATCTTCGTACACAAACCAAAGATACAATAGCCAATTTAGACCAACAGATTGAATCATATGAAAATATGATTAACTCAGAAGAGGCAAAGAAAGATTCTGATAGAGACCGTATTGATGAATGGAATGATGCTATAAATGAACTGAAAAAGACAAGACAAGAAATTTTAGACCAACAGAAATTAGAATTAGGAGGTATAGGTGGGGAGTCAGAATATAAGGATGCCGCCTCTTCATTTGTTCAAGCATGGATGGATGCTTTCAATGAAACAGAAGATGGACTAAAAGCCCTTAATGAAAACTTTGATAGTTTTATTGAAAATCTTATCGTCAAACAAGCTACAATGAGACTTGCGCAAGGGCGTTTGAAGGAACTGTTTGAGAAAATAGATGAATCTGTTACAGAGGGGAGCGTAGGAGGGATTAACCTCACTAAAGAAGAGCTTGCAAACATCCAGGCTCTTGGAGAAAGCGCATTGAAAGGATTAAATGAAGATTTGCTTGCGCTTATGGAAACATTAGGATACAAAGGCACAAGTGTAGGGCAGAAATCTGAATTGTCGGCACTTACTCAAAGTATACAAGGTGTATCAGAAACCACAGCAGAAGCTCTTGAAGCATTACTTAATTCTATTAGGTTCTTTGTCAATCAACAGACAACTGACATAGCCGCAATCAGAGTGCTATTAGAAGCCCGCTACAGCTTAGAATCCCAATCGGGCGAATCTAACCCAATGATTGTTGAGTTGAGGGCGCAGACGAGGTATTTGGAAATCCTTTCGGACAGGATAGACCGTGTGTTTGCACCAAGTCCAAATTCCAAGGGACCAGCCTTGCGCGTTGTAATGCAGTAGCTTCTGAACCAATCTATACAAAAGGGGCACTCCGCTTGCGAGAAGTAGAGTGCCTTTTCATTTGAAACGTTGACCTAAACCTCAACGCGCTCTTATGCTAATATGTGGCAATTAGTCCATAATATTAGCTCTCTTGAATTTCTTCATCCATAAACGCCTTGATTTCTTCCAGCCGCTTAATTCCGCGTTCTGCTTCTTCCTTGTCGTCCATGCAGTAGGATATTTCTTGGATGATAGATTGTATGTTATCGGATTCGCCGATTTCACCCATCAACTTATCAATCTTCACATCCGCATCGGCAATTTGTTCCTCAAAGTTTAATCTTGCCACTTCCAATGCTGAATTAACTCTTTTTTCACGTGACATACACTTAATGTCTTCCATTTTGCCTTTTAAGTAGGCGGTTATTCTTTTCATTTTGTTATAAATTAAAATTAAACTTAATATGCTTACGTTTGTATCTCATTACTTCACCTATGGATAATCGTCTAATGTGGCGACCCAAATAACTAACTGGTGAACAAGATACCTTATACCTATAATCACAGAAATAGGAATCATAATTATAGTCTATTATTCTCCCGATTAATCCGTCATTAATTTGTACATAATCACCAACATTAAAATGTTCTCTACTCATATTTATTGGCTTATTATGTGTACCCTGTTCAATTCCCTTAGCAGTTTCTCATAATCCGACAGGTGTGTAAGTATGTGGCAAAATCTGCTTTTGCCTACATCGTCTGTATCGAGAGACAATGTAAGGTCTGATATTGCCTCCATCATGCAGCTCTGTCTTTCTCTGACGTTGTAACCGTCCTTGCTTTGAATCTCTTTGATGGTATCAAGAGCATCTTTGCTAATTTCTATTTTTACAATTTTCATATTGTTTGTTTCCATGATTGAATGATTTATGTATGTTCTGATTGTTAGTATTTGTTCTGATGCGTTATTTAGCCAATATGTTATAATCCACCCTCGTGATATTTCCTGATGTTCTTGTCGCTTCAAAGAAGATAACTACTTCCTGCACGTCCGAATTACATACAGAAATATGAAACTCGAATATACATCTATCACGAACCATCAAGTGAAATGACATGTGACTTCCAACTAAATCCTTCTCAACTCTGTTACATCCACTTATTTGTGTTGTTACGGTTATTATAAATTTGTTATCAAACCTCAAAATTGAACTTTCCCCATCCGGTATGAATAATGTATGATTATCTATAACTTTAAGCTTCCCGACTTTTACCGACTTTATTCTCATACTTTCTTGATTTTTAAGCATACCTCTTGCTGTCCGCATAAATGCGGATAACATAAGTAATTGGTTTATAAATGAATAGTTAACTTTAGATTACGCAGCAGGCTCTAATTCTCCTTTTATCTGCTTGATGGCTTTCTTCACGTTCCAATCATTTTCATATAGAGCAATGATGAACCGCACACCTTTGGTAGTCCATACCGTATATACACTTGTTCCTGTCGAACCGTCTGAACGTGTGAAGGTCTGTGTGCGAGTGGAATGCATACCCCACGATGAATAAGGAGAGTGCAACAACCATTGACAAGATTGTTTATACAGAATACCGAGTTCTTTTAGTTTCTTGTTGAGTTTGGGTGCTTCCATGCCGATTTGTTTGGCAACTTGCGTGGTGGTCTGCGTGTTCACACTCTGTAAGTGGTTGTCGTAGTAGTTGACTTTCGGTGCAGCTTTTTTGATTTCCGTGTCTTGGAGTTCGATAGTTTCTCTCTGCTGCTCTGTCTCCGCTTCCAACTGCTTCATGCGCTCTTCTTTACGCTTGATTGTAGCCTGTGCAACAAGTAGTGCTTTCGCCATGATTTCTTCAGGAGATTCTTCTTCGGTAGTGGCAATGTAGCCGCCTGTCTTGCGGATGGACTTTAAAATCTCCTTTACGCCTTTCTTAAATTCTTTGGCAATTGGCTTGCGGGATTGCATGAGGACTTCGTATAAGCCATCTTCGGTTAAGAACCAAACTTGCTGATTTCCACCAAGGGTGTCAACAATGTTGGCAACCTTTTCTTCTTCATCTACTGATTGCAACATCATAGTAGTGTTATAACTACCATTACTTCGCTTTGCATAATCAATGCACTCTGCCACTTCTTTAGCAAGAAACAACGGATTTTCGGCAGTTCCGTAAACTGTAAATGAATGACCTAATAATTCAGCTTTTTTAATTACTTGTATATTCCCCATTTTATTCCTATATTGAAAAGTAAAGGGCAAATCCCGATGAAGCCTAATGTGGTTGTCTGCTCCAAAGGGAAATGCCCAGTAATATCTTTATTCACTCCAGCACATGACAACCACGAAATGAGCTGAACAACGTTGTTTCTACGATGCAAAAATAATGGATGATTTCCACTTTACAATATCCTAAAAATGAGGTAAAAATGTCCTTGTATTTGCGTGCATTATCCTGCATGATTGTGCGTTAATGAACATTAAAATACATCGAAAATAGATGATAATTTGTACTCATTCTTAACAAACCATGCGTATAAAGCATATCACATTAATTTTCTTGATACCATGCAATGATTATTCAAACATATATCATTGCTTTATAGGATATTAAAAAATAAGGTTGTAATTCCATCACTTTGCAAGTTTCACAAACGGATATAGGAACAAATGGAAAAGGTAGAGGATTAGCACTGCACAGAATGGAACAATCCCTTTTATGTGTCTGATACGCTTGAATATTCTCATCTCTTTGAGAAGGATGCCGATTACCGCCTTTTGGTAAGCGGTAGGAGAAGTTAACTCTTCCATAACTATAAATTAAACAATAAAAAACTGCGCTACGTGTTGTTCAAGTTTATAGCAAACTCCGTGGGCATTTCTACTCCACGACACGGCGCAGTTATATCTTTATATTTTTAAAGACTACTTTATGTATAGGCACAAAAAATGCCGCTACGTTTGCGGCTTTGCACTGCTATAATTTAGACACTGCAAAAAGCATAATTTTTGATATGGCAAAACTTTGCAGCGTGTTTTTGAGCATAAAGGATGTATTTACTCTATCTTTCTACCGTATTTACTACCAATACACATTAAACTTGCCAAATTATAAGCACAATTATGTATAGATTTTTCGGAAAAATCAGGTTCTTTATTCAATTTATCAGCCAGTGTATAAATAAGCTCTTCTGATGATTCTAAAATACCTTTCTTATTATCCTCTATTCCCTGTAATGCTTCCAGGTATCTTTCTTTTCCATCTTTTTTAGACTTAACATAGTAGTATTCATAATTAGACCTATCGTATCCTCCAAAGCTATTTTGACCTCTTGCATTAAATGACAGTACACATAAGCTATCATTGTTGATAATCGTTTTCACATTATCAATCTTAACAGATTCTGGATTCTTTGCCATTTCAAGAATGGTTTTCTTCATTTGTTTTTTGGCTTTACTTTCAAGTCCGCTACTGCACGAAACCAAAGCCAATGACGCAATAATCAATAAAAATAATTTCATAATACCTTATTTTATTCGTTAATATATTACCAACCCATTTCATCTATTTGCCTTAGTTGCTCTTCCTGCTCCTTACTCCCTTGGAAGTGAACTTGTTTTCCTCCGTCCTTTGAGTTATATCCGCCACCTTCTAAATATCTTATCCTCGCCTTACGTTCCAACTCGGCAGCTTCTTTCATACCCATATCTCGGAGTTTCTTTTCTCTATTTACGCTATTCCAGTACTCTTTATCATCTTTATCCATTGTTCCACGACCACGGACATTATCCCCATCGCTATTAGAACTATTAGAATGGCTCCCTCCAAATAATGTTTTTTGAAATTCTCTTTTCAATGCAAGAGCCTTACCATTAAGAGCCATTGCGTATGGGTTTAGTGTGCATACCACCATATATGATAAACTGCGATTGTCAAGAATACAAGATAATAACAAAGAATCGTTCACGTAATAATGGTCTTCCCTATCTAAAATCGGATGTCCTATCATCTCTTTCATCTCTGATAAAGGGAAATTTTTATATTCAGAATAAAGTGTATCGAAACTTATCCCCAACCCATAATTATCCATAATATTCTTTGCTATATTCTTTTCACCTTTGCTTCTTAAATCACCAAATCCTCTTATTATACAGAGTTTACCTTCATAAAATTCCAAAGATAATTGACTTATACCATTCTTTTCTGCTATGAAAAATCTCCAGTCTTTTATATCTGACTTATAATTATCGTTGTTTATTAGTTCAACAAATTCACTTAAAGTATCAACAACATCATATCCCATAGATTTGCATTGCAGAGCTACTTTATCATAATCATCACCCATAGTGAATCCATACACCCCCTTTATATTTGAGCTTTTGGCTTTCATTTCTTCTAATGAATCAAATCCTTTATGTGAATCACACGCCACAAAATCCAACGCAAATAAAGCTAATAATAAAATCTTTTTCATACGATATATTTTTTAGTTAAACGTCGCAAAATTACCACATAATCCACAATGGAGCAAAAAAAAGAGGCATGTTAGAAAGCAAAGTGCCCATTAACGCTAACTCTAAGGGTTCGGCTTTACGTGTAGTTATACAATAAAAATAAAGCGGTAGGATGTTCTCTTACCGCTTCATACGTATGATAAATCTGTTATTATTTACTTCCGTGGTCGTATATATCACCGAATTTAGCTTCTATGAATATAGGGTATATCACACAGTCCATTATTAGACATACGAAAGGGCGGTTATCGCCACTATATCTGAAAACAGCAAGTTCTTTAATATCCTCTGTGATTATTGCAGGAAGGGATGTTGGCTTCAACTGTTTGATTGGTATCATTTCAAAACCATACTGGTGTTTCCCGGAAACGTTTATATCTTTCCAAGTAAGACAGCACAATTTTTGCATCCTCGTTACAAAATCCTTGAACACACTATTATCACATCCTTTTAAAGATGTTTTCATATCCAAGTACTTAAAGCAGAAAAGAGGTTCTTTGCTTCTCGCATCAACCTCTTTTTCTTTTAAATTAGGCTTTACATCTTTATGCTTTAACTTAAACTTGCCACTCATTTATGCTTCAATTTGTGTTTTGAAAAACGCCATCATCTTATCACGGCTTATTACAGAGTTTATTTCCGTGGTTTTCCAAGGAGATTCTTCATGTGTCATTTTCATCAAGGCTACAGCAGAAAACTGGTTGTATTCCTCATAAACATTGTTGAAAAGTTCTTCTTCATCATCTGATAAAGATATACCTTCTTTTGAAGTCGATATAGAATTGGATTCAAACGATTTATATTCCTTATATACAGAAGGGACAACCGGCCCATATTGCCAAGCAACAATATCCTCATCAAACAATGGTGTTCCAAAATATGCCAAATGGAAACCTTGTTGGTAATACATCATCTTCTGCAATTTCAGATTTGATATAGTATCACCATGTTCCAAATCTGTTTTGGATATAATTTTATTTGCGATGTCTAATGCTTTGTATGCCATAATACTAATGAGTTATTTGTAAAAAAAACAAGGGGTAAGCATACCTATTATTCAAGGATAAGCTGCAAATACAGCTTTAAGGTATGCGTAGCCATGAGCGTAATTATGATGCAAATATAGAGGCTAAAATTTGTATTGCAATGGATTTCTTATTTAATTTATACATGTTTAATAGCATACAACAAAAATCCCCGAACGCTACGAACGGGGATTACATTATCCTATTTTTAATGTTTTTACATTGATTGTCAGAAAAATCACGGTGGTTATACAAAAATAAGTGTTCTATTTTTCAGATTCATCTTGAAATTTCAATGGCTCGCAACTACCCAACCTCGCTAAATTGATACTCTTACATACCCATTCAAACAAATATGCAGACGGCTCGTCTCCGTGTTTCATTCCTATTGCGTTCTCTATTCCATCAACTACATGGCTCGCTTCATGGCAAACAAGCCCCATCCTCATATCAGTTTTATTGCGGAATATCACAAGTATGCCTACCATATTAGTGTCATTCCGTACAACTTCCGTTAATGTCAATCCGTCCCATTCTGAATTTGCCTCAAAACTTAATCTTTTGTCACTTCCGTTTTCGTGAAAATATCTATTAATGTAATCCTCATCAGAACCTATGTACACCCATAAATTTCGGGGGTATATTACAGGGTCAAACTCGTATAATAAGTTTTTCTTACTCATAGTTTCACCTCCACTTCTGCCACATACACCTTATATATTTCATGTCCCAACTCGTCATAAACCACTCTTCTCACAAAGCCGACATCCGAAACTTGAACTCCGGTTTCATTTTCAAACCCATTCAAAAGAACAGCTATCTTTTCGCCCAACTCCTGCTTCTTTTGCTTTATCTCTTCAACATTCATGTCAATTGTCAGTTTTCAAATATATATTCTTCAATTCGTCCTTTTTTAAAGATCCGTACTTTATTGCACGGTCTATACGCTTACGGGCATTACCATCCTTAGATTTTGCACTATTTTTAGAATTATCCTTAGATACAATCAGCTTAACCAACTCGTTCAAAGGGATAGGCTCTGCAACAGCTCTATCCCAAATAGAAGTGAAAAAATCTTTTGCAGGTTTTCCCATAAGTAATTTCTTTTCCGTTTCATCACCAACCTTTTCAAAATGAAGGTAAGGTTCCGAAATAATATTGAAATATGGCAGGAGCGACTTTTCATCCGGTTCACTCACCATGCGAGTTTTTAGTAGTTTTAGATAACGTCCTCCATTCCTTGTACGTCCTATGGCAAACACCCCGTCCGCAAAGTTGGAAAGAAGCTTGCTCCCTGCCATATTGGTTTTAGACAAGGGCTTCCATTCCTCAATCTTAGGCGTATGCGCTATTACCATGATACTGATTTTCAGCTCACGCTTCAATCTTGTAAGACCGTCCATAATAGCACCTGCGAACTCCGCTTCTGCTGTCTGCGTAGAAAGATAGGAAAGATTATCAAGTATCATAACCTTTGCACCTGTATCAATCAGCTTGTCTTTTATGCCGTCAATCACGTTCATGTTAAAATCTTCGCTGTCCACTTCTTCCGATATGGTGCATCGGATAAGCGACTTCGGGAAATCCGCATTGCAGTACCTTCTTGCAAGCTGCCTGTCCGATAACTCAAAGTCGAAGTACAAAACGGTTTGAGGACTTACCTCCACCTCCGTACATTCGCTTTCCCCTTTGGCTATCTCGTAGGCTATCTGCGTGGCAAGAATGGATTTACCTATTCCGCTATCGGCAAATAAGAATACAAGCTCGTTCTCCCACCAAAAATCGCCCCAAAGCCTATGAATAGGAGGCTTCTTCTTACCGTCCTCAATGACTGACTGCATATCGGAAGAGCTGAACAATGGTATTTGTTCAACCATATCGCCATCATCGGGAATATCGCTACCTATTTGCTCAAACCGTTCTATGTCGGCTTGTATTTGCTCTTCTTCTATATAATTCATTGTTTTTTAAGCTCCGTTTTAGCGAATACTAAATTTTGTACTTCTTCTTCCCATATATCACCTTCATTTCCTTCAAAGTCAAGGTAAACGGTATCATTCGAGCTTGCCCCATTGATGCTTGAAAATATTCCTACTACCTGCATGGGGATGGAAAGCCTTTCTCCTTGTGGGGAGCGGAATTTGATATGAACATAGTTGCCTATTTTTAAGTCTGTTGTTTTCATAATCTGATTTTTAAGCAAGGTGCGCCAGCATTAACCAACGCACCCGTTACCTTTTCTACACGTGGATATAGGCATGTTATTTAGCCCATTCGGACTTAGTTATACAATTCATTGACTTAAACCTGCCGGTCACTTTATTGTGACCGTATGAGTACACGTAGCAGATACCTTCTCCGGTGATATTTACAGTAGATCCACCTCCAACATACAGCTTGCACACATTCCCTTTTGAAACATGGAACTCAACCTTTGAAGCAAGCACCGTAGTAAGCGTGCAATCCTGCTCTATTTGCCCGTTAAAGTCCACATACAGGCACGAAGTATATCCATCCTTGCTCCGCTTCCATTTGCCATTAATATAGTCAGAAAACGTTCTTTCCATATACTGAATATCCATACCGAATCCAAAGCTATGAGCATCTGTCAACAGCTCCACACCGTTTGAATCCAAAGCTATATCCATTAACGCTTCCTTACTTGTAGCTACGTCCCATTTATTCTTATATCCAGTGCAAAGACCGAGCATCATGACATTACGTTTAAAAGAAAGTAAATCATTCATAAAATTGGGAATTTTTTTAGTTCAACTTCTATAAGCTCTTTTATCATCATTACGGCATTGTCCGAATCAGGAATGCTCTTATAAGTCTTTACGGACCGTATAATGTTCCTGCTGCTAATTTTTGAGTGTTTGGCAATATTACCGTATGAGATTCCGAACCTGTTATGCAATACGGCAAAAACTGCACCTCTCGCAATCCTCCCTGTAAGAATAATGTTTGTCCTTCCTTCATAGATAGTTGAAGGATATACAGGGTCCTGATTGCAGAATACTTTATTTACGCAATCACACACGATACGCTCAACTTTTCTTATAACGCCCGATTTTAAAGAATCCTTTTCTTCTGACATACTTTTCTAGTATTTTCTTTTGGTCTTCATTAAGTATTTCTCCGCATATATACATGTTTCCAATAACAGCCTTCTTAAAGTCTGTCACCTTATTACCTATGCTTAGCCCAAGTCCACAATCAATACCTTTATATACAGCAGGAATAAGCACATGAGTATTTATCTTTCCTTTTACGGGTATTGCATTAATTTCAAACTTGACTTGCCCATGTCTTATCCGTATGCCTCCAGTTTCCCAGTCAGGCAAGAATATACCCTTAGTAACCTCCCCGGTTTCCTTGTCCTTGAAAGATACCCACTTCGCACCCGGATGATTACCTATATTGATATAGATACGGTAAGTATTATCAGGATTATACCTGTCTTTCCTCGGTTTCAACACTTCCATCGAATACCTCCTTAGCCTCTTCTGCCATGATAACCTTCTGCTCAAATTCAGCATTCGCCTTCAAACCTTCTTCAGGTGGCGTAGTGTTCATTGCTTTATTCAAATCTTTCATCTGACCTTCCATCCACTTCATATAATTTTCGGCTTCTTTCTGCGCTTCATTAATATCTGTGAACACAGCCATAGGCTTGATAAGGTTCGCTTCGGTAAGCACCTTCATACCGTCCAAGAACTCCTTGTTGGTGGAAGTAGTTTCCCCGAACATTTCATTCTCTTTGTCTTTGATGGATTTCTTGAAGTCCACCATATACTTCAACCACGCATAGAGAGATGTTTCATGTGCCACACCGTCCAATCCCACAGCGTACGGGGTAGTGAACACCCGGAATCCTGTGTAGTTCTTAAAACAGGCATATCCTTTCGTGATTATAATCTCAAACGAGCCGAAGTTTTCTCTCTCCAACACATCACTTTCTTTGATGATGAACTCAAATCCTTGTTGTTTGTTTCCTTTTACCATAATATATCTATTATTGTTTTCTAATTCTTTAAATTACTACATTTTCTTATCGCTCATAATCTCACTTCCAATTCTTCACCAGTTAAGGCATAATAGATGTTTTGTAATTGATGTAGATGTTCTATCTTCCTAACAACCTTATTGGAACACATTACTCCATAAAAATCATTATGACAATTATGTAATATCCAAAAATCTTCTATTGCAAATAGTCGTTGTTCTTTTATGCAATACTCATAACATTCAATGTTAAAACCACACTTTAAAAGCAATTCTTCCGTAAGTGGAACAGGCTCTGCGTAATCCAAACTGCATTTAAAACCATTTTCCATCCGTATAGCATATCCGCCATTAAAAGTTTTGTATTCGTGTATTGAGTGGACAATATGTGTTTTGGATTCATATTTCACATACAATACATTACCTACCCTCAATTCTTTAACATCTATCATAGACTATCATAATTTGTGCTTACATACTTCCGTATTTGAATGAAGCAAAACAATCATTTTCATCATCAACGAAAAAACCAAGTTCATCAAGTGTTTTCTTGTCCTCATCAGGAACAACACTTGGGTCAATATCAACGTAAAGAATATCATGCTCACAAGAAGTTGGGTATTGCTTATTACCGTACTTCAAAAATATCAGCAACGCCTTAATTAAATCTTCCATATCTATTCTTCTTTTTTAGTTTTTCTACCTTTCTTCGGTCTGAACGCTGTCTTAGCGTCCTCGACCTCGATAACACACTCTCCTTCGTCCTCAATTGTCGCCACCGCCTCATTCTCCTTCAACACTTCCTCAACAACCGGATTAGCCGCTTCCTCCGCTTCTTCCACAACAGACTTCCCGAATCTAGGCTTCTCCTGGTTCATGTTCAGCTTCTGCATATCCATCGCATACTGCAACTGGTACACCTTGAACTTCTCATCGTCCGAATCAATGATGTCGTCCGCTGCATCAGCATAGTGCATGGCGATAGTTCGTCTGTTTGCTTTCATAGCCATTCCCAATGCCTCTTCATCCACGTACATATACGGATGGATGGAGATAAGACCATCAATGGGAGAAAGCCGCCCGAATGTCTTCTTGTACTGGATAAGTCCGTCAGCCCTTTGTTCAACAATGGCATAGGCATTCATAAGGTTTTTCTTCTTGATAAGGGCGATAGCCAATATCCAAGTAAGCCCCAGTTCGGGATTGAACTTCTTGGGCAAATCCTTGCACTTCGCAAAGGATAATGCTTCCGATAAGGTTTCTGTTTCTAAAAACATAGCAATATAGAATTTAATTGTTATTCGTTAGGAAAGATTTCGTCATATCCGAAGGAATGTCCGTATACGTTCTTGAACGTAAACGTCACTTCCTTGTATTTCTGTCCGTAAAGGGTATCGCTTTTAGGTTCTGTGGCTCCTGAAAGGTACATAAGGACCTTTCTCTTCCTCGCTGTATCACGGTAGGCAATCTTAGAACCGGTAATGAAAGTCATAAAGTCATGGTAAGACTTATCACCCTTGGCATCATCCTCCAAGAATATCAATGTCAGTTTTATAGTTGTCTGCTTGTGTGCCGGTGTGCTGGAAACATACACTTCCGCCTTGCTTGTCTCAGCAAAATCCTCTGCATACATATTTGTAGGCTCTCCATATGAATTAAGACCTGTACATTCTTTATACCTTAAACCTGGGAAATCTATTTCCAAGTCTTTCCAACCGGCACCAAGCTCGCCATAATGCATCATATAAAACTTGTATTCACTCATATTATTCTATTATAATACACGCAAATATAATAAATTAAATTCATATATTAAAGCTTTACTTTAATATTTATCACTGTGATATATTTAAATCCGTTTTTAATATTGAGCTTTCAATCTTAAAAGTAAAAGAATACTTGAAATATACCTTGCATTGCATAGTACTACCTCATTGCATATTAGACATACCCTATATAAATAAAGGAAAAATGTCTAATCCAAAACCCATAAAAAAGAAAGTAACATAAAGAAAAAAGTGAGCGAAGCGAACACCGCTCTCCCTTTTATTATGAATATAATGAAAGGGGTTCATACACACACTGCATAGAGAAGCATCAACGTAAAACAATAACTCGTATAAGATAATAATATTATATTACAGCTTGTGCATCTTGATTTAAATAAAATATTCTAACAATCAGAAAGAGAGAAAAAATCAGAAAAAAAATAAAAAAAATGAGAGAGAGGACGGATGTTTACGGTTGCACTGGTGTACGGGGGGAGGGGCATAGCGCGTTCATGGTTGTACTGCCTGTGTTGTACTACAACGGTTTGTAACGCTCGTTTGCTTCGTTGCATATGGCTTTAATATGCGCGATATAGGCGAAGAAAGGTAAACACGATACATTGTGAAGATGAAAATATAACGCCGTATAAAAGCGTTATATTGGCTTATAAACGTATGTTATGAAGCATGTATTTATTTATAATTACTTACAAAATATTATGTGTTTTATTTGATATTGTGATAAAAAAGAGTTATCTTCGCAATGTGAAAGGAAAGGTGATATATTCAGGTTCTATTCTTTCACAGGGGGCAATATTAACGCCCAAAGCGTGTTGTTAAATGTTGGGATAAAAAGAGAGCCTTAACACGGCAATGTTAAGACTCTCGTAAGTTAGAATACTTAAAGTAAGTACTCTCCAATCCGGAGGCAAAAATACTCCTTTAACTTCTTACTTGCAAATATTCTTCCATTTAATTTTTGATTTGTTGATGCGGTTATAAAAAAAGGTGTAACAGTTGGAAGCCTGCTACACCTGGATAGGTGGAATAATCCACCAGAAGCGGCTAACTTGCATTAGCCTATAAAACCGTTCGTTTATGGAAATTAAAGTCTGTATTCGTGTTTGGTTCTTTAAGCCTTTGATTATAATAATCAAGTTTTAAAGTTCTCAAACGGTGGGTAATGTAAGGCGTTACCCGCCAACGGTTTTTAATTCCATGGCGCAAATATAGCCGTAATTCTTCAATAATCAAAATCACGCTGTAATGAATTGAATTATTAACATTAAACATTATAGCATTATGAAAACATTTTTAACAGTATTGTTATTTATTGCAAGTTGGTTAATTCCTATTTATCTACTTCCTCCTTCCTTGGCTTTGGCTTATGGGTTATTATACGGTGTTTCCTGGATCGTGTTTGTTATTGTGATGGCAGCAAGAGAGCGTGAAAGAGAGGAACGGAGATTTGAAGAAGAATGCAGGAGGGAACGAATAGCGCACGAACGCGAACGTAGGCGTAGGCAAGCCTATTATAGTAATCAAGGTTATATTATACGCGTATACTGATTATATACGAAGCATTTAATAAAAAGAATAATATAAGGAGAAAAAGATATGAAAGCAATGAGTTTTTATACCGCAAATGGTTGGGCTGGTTCAAATTATGACAGCAAATTAAGTACAAAGGAAATCGCTGCAAAGGTTAGATCTTATGCAAAGAAGAATTTCCCGGCGTTTAAATTCTCTGTCCGCTCTGAATGGAGCATGTACACTGATTCAATGTATATCGAATTAAAATCCGGTCCTTGTGTTCCTTTCATTGAAGGATCAAGAAGCGCGGAACGTGGTTATATGTCCACAATGTCCAACGTGAAGGCATGGAAAGACGAGTTAACCCCGGAAGTATTCGCAGCGTTAAATTCTGTATCAAATTACGCTAGTTCTTTCCGTTATGATGACTCGGACGGTATGCAAGACTATTTTGACACTAATTTTTATCTGAGTATAAAAGTAAGTGATGAATATAAGGTTATAGAACCGAAGGCAAAGAAAAGCAGCGTTAAGCCTGAAAAGGTTGAGGAAGCTAAAGAAGTGGAAGCCATGACGGTTGAAGGCCTGGAAATCGTGGACTATTCCGGAAAGGCTATCGCGGTGTTTGGCGATACAAAAGCGATCAAAGAGCAATTAAAGGAACTGGGCGGACGCTTTAACCCGGCTTTAAATTATAACGGGGAAAAGCGTGCCGGATGGATATTCAGTAAGAAACAAGCGGACAAGGTGAAAGAGTTGATAACGCCTACAGAGTTGCCGGCGCTTCCTGAAGAAATATATATCCCGGAACTTGCGGAGGAAACGGGACCGTTTGAAAATATCCATTTAATTGAGACGGGCAACTTTAACGGCGTGCGCTATTATGATATTGAAGGCGCGGGAATCATAACTGGCGCGAAAGTACGTGCAGATATACAGCCGGGCGATGTTTTCAATGTATATACGGATGGAGAACGTAAGTTTTGCGTAACCTATGACGGTGTAAGCGTGGAAAGCAGCTTAAAAAAAGATTTACCCGGTATAATTGAGTTTAACGACAAGATAGAATCGGGTACGCTTAGCACCTCATCACATTACACCCCGTTTGCGGAGGGTGTAGAATTTTACGAGAAGAAAGTAAAAGGGAAACGATACATAACGGAAAACAATCCTAAACGCGGTTGGTACGTTATAGATACCTTGGATAATTGCCCGGTAGGATTCTTCCAAACAAAAGAAAAAGCCGAAAAAGAGGCGGAAACACTTAACGGGTTTACGGATGGTAACGGGCGATTAAAGACGGTCATTTAATTAGCTGAATATGGTTTTGTTGGTTTTGTTATTCGGTGCCGTGATATTCATTTCCGGCACCGACAGGGATAAGCTACGCGAATTTATAAACAAGAGTGATGAATCAGATAAATTTTAAAGGATATGAAAGAATATAAGTTAACAGTAGAGTTCCATAATGGGACGCGTTATTGCTATTACGGCAAGACGAAGAAAGAAGCGTTAGCAGCGTTTAAAAAATCGTTTGGCAACTTTAAAGGCTTCGCAAAAAAAGAGTGGACGATAGAACAAGATTAACCAATGTGGGAAGGCGGAGCAACACCGCCGCCGGAAACTAACAAACTAAAATTATAAAGATATGGTAATAGACATTAGAAATCACTATTTCCGGGACAATGCAAACGGAGGTGAGGTAAATGAGTTAGGCAAATTCCAAGTAGGCGAAATCGTAACCGATTGGAAAGGTGATACAGGCTGCATCCTTATGATTTTCCAAAACGGAGAAGTTCGAACGGACAGCAATGGAATGGGCGATATTTCCCAGTTGAAAAAGGTTAGGAGCAAGAATAAGATATTAGACTACTTGAAACAGCTACACAACGCAGATATGCACTTTATGCAGATGATTAACAAAAGAGAGTTAGAACAAATTAAATGACAATGATATGAACTATACATTTTATTTCGTGAACAATAGCAGAGTAATAAGCGAGTGGCGCGGGTGTTTTGAAAACAAAGAAGCAGCCGAACGGTTTGCCGATGGTGCAACGATAGGCGCAATGATGACAACTGGAGAAATAGGCGTTTATGGGGTTTCGGAAAGCGAGGAGCAACCTTTATCTCGCCAAATGACAGACAAACGTAAAAACGTATTGTTTGCGTACATTGAGAAAAACAAGAATATATTGCCACAATTAGCATAGATACATTGTTGGGGCTTTTGCCAACATATCATCTTATGACACCCCGGCAGTAATACGGCTGCCGGGATTGTGGAAAAAGGATATTAAAAACGAATCAATAACAATTATAAAGATATGAACAGATTAAAAAACGCCATTGAGTCAGGGAAATTCGCATGGGAAAAGTATCTGAACGGCAAGACATGGAACGGCATAATGCTGCGTACACAACCATTATTTTGCTGTTACGGGCAAATAGGTTATCAAGTGTTTGTGTACGACCGTGAACGCCATGCAGCCACATTCACATACGATTGGGAGAGACAGCAAATCATATTTTCTAATAACTAAAACAAGGAGGAATGGAGTATGTTTTTTATATGCGTTATCGTGTGGCTCGTAGTGGGTTGCATGAAGGAAATGACAGGAAATAACGGTTTTTAAACCGAATTATCCGCCAAAGGTTGAAAGCCTTGCAAGTGGTGCAAGTTCCACGGGCGGAACTATTTACTAACTTAAAAACAAAAAGATTATGGAAAAGAATTATTTCATTCAGATTAACGAGAAAGGACGAACTATAATGCTTCAACCATGCAACGCATTCGAAGCTATAAGGTTGCTAAACTTCTACAGCGATGGGATAAACCTGCTTAAAGAAACACAAGAAGTTACAAGCGTAGAACTGTATAAGATTGGCGAACCATTGCCGAAACGAATTTTAATCTAAGGAGTAATTTATGAAAGTAGTAGAATATGGTCGTATATCCACCGACAAACAAACATTGGAGCAGCAAAACAGAACCGTCCAAGAATGGTTGAAAAGAAACGGTTTAAAATCTGACATTGTGATAACGGAAGAAGGAATATCCGGCGGTGTAACCTATAAGAAACGGAAATTAGGCACTGATGTACTTCCGTTGCTGGAGACTGGAGATATGCTAATAGTAGCCGAAATTTCTCGTTTAGGACGATCTATGAGCGATTTAAACAAACTCATCAATGATGAACTAAAACCGCGTAAAATACGTCTTGTAATCGTCCAAATGGGCATTGATTTGAATTGTGGCATGATAAAAGCGATGGACGAAATGATTTTGTTTGCCTTTTCTTTTGCTGCCCAACTGGAAAAAGAACTTATACAGGAACGAACTAAATCAGCATTGGAAGTAAAGAAAAAACAAATTGAGGAAAACGGTTATTTTATTTCCAAAGCTGGAAACAAATGCACCTCTTTAGGTGGAACAACCACCGGACAGGCGAAAGGCGGTAAGGTGAACGGGGAAAAAAGAAGAAAGGAAGCGATGAACGATGAAAAGAACAATATGATAGCCGCCATGTTGGAGGGGTGCAATACTCCGCAAGATATTGACAAGGTAGTTGAACGATTGAACGCAAGAGGCATTCGCACACATAGTGGCTTAGAATTTACCCGGAATCGCTTAACCGCGCTCAGAACGAAAATAAACAGGCGTGCGGAATATGCACAAAGCGTATTATCTGAATGAATGTTTAAAAACATGCCTTCTTTATTAATGTAATATTTTGCATTGTCAAGATAAACATTTATATTTGCAGTATCAAATAACACAATAGAACCGGCGGCAACGGATAAGCGGCATTAAGATTATGAACTCATACAATATCTACGAAGAGAATCATTATGAAACTGTACTTTATCACGCAATTGCGCGTGACGAAGATCATGTAAGAGAGCTGGCAGAAGAAGCGGGTATTAATCTTGAAGGGTTGACCATCGACTTGGAGCGTTCTAACGTTAAGGACCAGATGGGAAGGCCATACAGCGCAATGATTGAAGATGCAGTTGTAAGATGATGAATGAGAGAGAACGAATCGGTAAGCGTATTGCCGAGCTCAGAAAGCAAAAGGGATTGTCCCAAGCGAGATTGGCAGAGCTGGTCAGTATAAACCAGGGTCACATAGCACGAATAGAACTTGGTAAATATAGTACAGGTATAGATATCCTTGCAAAGATAGGGTATGCACTAGGTTGCAGGATTGATTTTATAGAAAACTAAAAAAATGAAAACATTAGAAGAACTCAGAGACTTTATCAATCGAGAAATAAACTTTGTATCTTTGGATATAATTTTTAAAGTCGTTGATTTAGTCATAGCTGAAAACGGATGGACCGATGAACGTCCCAGTTCTCAATACGGTATATGCAATGATGGTGTACGTGTCCTTTTCTTTGATTTGGAAATGGTTGCTGTAACCAATGCCATTGACGACTCAGTTTAAAACAAACAGTTTCAGCAAGTAGGGCTGTATAACTCTTGCTGAAACTGTTCTTCCAATTTAGGTGTTAAAGTCTAATCTTACTTTCTAGCAAATCAAATCCTTTTTCCACTTCGGAATTAAGAACTTTCGCATAAACTTGTGTAGTGCGAATGTTTGTGTGTCCAAGCATTTTGGCAACAATTTCAATAGGCACACCATTGTTCAGGGCAAAAACGGCAAAAGTATGTCGCCCCATATGTGTGGTTATATTCTTATCAATACCTGCGTATTGAGCGACCACCTTTAATGAGACATTATATTTTTGATTGGATATGATAGGTAGCTTATAGTCATACTTCTTCAATATTTCGATTGCCGGAGTAAGAAGCACTATTTTATAATCCTCATTGGTCTTTTTTCTTCTGTCGGATACAATATATTTCCCATTCCTTTCCTCGACATCCTTTTCAAAATTGAATTTCTCAAAATCAGCATACGCAAGTCCAGTGTAGCATTGAAAAAGAAATAAATCACGTATCCGGTCTATTGATGGCATATTAATTTTACAAGTACGGATCATTTTTAGTTCTTCTTCTGTAAGATATTTCCGCTTCTCAAATCTTCCGCGTTCAAAATGCAAACCAACATAAGGGTCTTCATTCAATAAACCGAACTTCATTGCCTCATGCAAATAACGCTTTAAGCGTTTATGATAGTTATAGATTGTAGGTTGAGAAATCTCCTGTTGATGCAGGAATTCATCGTAAAGCGTTATATTCGCTTTTGTCAGGTCATCCATGTAATTTAGCTTTCCGAACTTTTCTAACGATTGCAGCAAAGTTCTATGCTGTTTTCGCGTGCTTTCCTCAATGTCTGTCCTATCCTCTATTCTTGTGCGAACAAAATCAATAAACGAATCCGAATGGTTGGATTTCTCCAAGAACGCGTTAAGTTTTTCAAAGTCGAATTGCTGGTCATTTCTAAACAAATCAAGAATAAAATCATTTAATTTGCTCATCATACCATCAAGCATCGCATTTAACTGGATTGAGTGTACGGAATTAACTACCTTCTTTTTTTCATTCCATTGGTCAGCGTATAGTTTCACTGATGTCCCAATCCATTTCCGTTTACCTTCTGATGTCACTTCAATCTGAACCAGACCTTTTTTGTTTCTTGTGGCGACATGCTTTCTGTCGAACACAAACCTCATTGTTGGATACTTCATACTTTTTGTTTTTTAATGTGAATCACTGGTTGTAATCGAACAGAATCACGAATTTTCATGTATAATGTTAAATAATGCATGTATTGGTTTAATAAATAAAAAAACAGCATTTATTCTATTTGGTATCATGTTTTTGGGTATCATTTGATACCTTTGATACTTTATCGGTATCAAAAATAATACGTTTGATGCATTACTGTGCATGATTGTGCACTAATAAACGTTAATAAAAACGAGTTGTAAATGCTTATATTCCAATATATTACATTGTAATTAGCTGATATACAATAAAAAAAGCGATTACCGAAGTAACCGCCTTTAGTGATTCCGCTGCGATTCGAACGCAGGACCCACGCCTTAGAAGGGCGTTGCTCTATCCAGCTGAGCTACGGAACCATCCTTGTTTGCGGGTGCAAAGATAATAGCTTTTATCAAAAGTTCCAAAAATCTTAGCAACTATTTTCGCTCATAACTTATTTTTTTCTATTTAGCATTCCAATAAAAGGAATAAAACAACAAACATGAAAGACGTAAACCATTATGCTTGAGTCTATTCCAATCCATTCTGTCAAATTAGTATATAGTAGCGAAGAGAAGAACTGAACAATAAAAAACAAAATAACAAAGTAATCGGCAAAGCGAATAAACAAGAAAGTCATTCCTCGAATTATATCTCTGTCATTACGCAAACGCCCGGAAGTATAGCCAAAAACTACTCCTGACAAACCTATTCCGAATGAAATAAGATAATATATGCCTTGCTGAAAAGGTGAATTTCCTAAGGAGCCGGTAATACTTCGCAATATTGTCCAAGGAGCAAAAGTAGTCATGATGATTGTCAACGAATAGATAAATAAAATACAAGCAGAAAACAGTAGGGCACGCTTTTCTTTTCGCGTTAACTGCTTTCCTCTTTTCAAAATCCTGCCAATGGCATTAACCATGCCGCTATAAGAAGCTATTCCAAGGCCAAAGAGTAAAATCATTATAATTCCCAAAGCGGGAGTCTTAACATAATTACTTGTAATATGTCTAAGCTCCCAGCGGATACCTTCCGGACTAAGCAGACTTTGCACTGTGCCAAGCCCGTAAATACTGCCTATCCATGAGACTAATGCCACTATTACTGTCAATAAAAAGAAGAATGTAGCTACATGGGGAAAATAGTAATTATTCTTCATCCGGCTCTAAATTATCAATATCAATAATACGCAACTCTAAAGCGCGCGTTACAAGACGACATGCATTGACACCGCTTCGCTCATTAATAGTAAACAAGCGATTAATAAGATCGTTTTGCCGCTTTTCTATTGATTTTACACCGAAAGGCATACCTTTTAGATTTGTAATCATTTCTTTGGTATACCCTAGTGCCAAATGTCGAAGAAGACGTTCGTCATATTCATCAATATCATAATTGATGATAGCTTCCTGCCGGCGTTGTTCTTGCGCGACAGATTGTTTGAAACGTTCTATTATTTTTTCGAGTATGGGATAATTAAACACAAGTTTCTTACCATCCATTACGGCTTGCACATCGGTCGCCGTCAGAAGCTCGCCTGTTTTGAGAATAATACCATCTGCACCAGCATTCAAAACATCTACCCAAAGCTTTTCATTCAACACCTCACCTGTGAATATAAGTACTTTTATTTCAGGGTGATTCTTCCGTAAAGAAGAACATATATCTACACCTATGGTAGTGGAACCACCCAATCCTAAATCGAGTAATACCATGTCAGGAGTATGTACTTTAAGAAGTTCCCAAAATTCATTTTCAGTCATAGCTGTACCAATCACCTCGGCATTAGGAATTTCATGTCTGAAAATCTCTTCAGTACCTTTTAATTCTAACTTAACGTCTTCAACAATTATAACTTTAAATTTCTTGCTTTCCAT